TCGAGGAGCTGCACGGCGAGCGCCGTCTTGCCCGCGTCCGGCGCCCCGACCAGGTAGACCCGCGACCCCAGCACGAGCCCGCCGCCGGTCGCCGCGTCGAGCGACGGAATGCCGGTCGGCAGATGCACGAGCGGGCCTTCCTGTTCCCACTGATCGCAGACGCCGAGCGGGTCGCCGGCTACGCTCGCGGGCGCTCCCGCTGGCTGCATCGTTCGGGGTGTTCCAGCAGCCGGCTCGTCGCCGGCAGCAGCCGGCGGGGGCGTTTCCTCAAGCACCTCGAACGCCGTTTCGATGTCGACGTGAGGGTGCGCCTTCGAGGCAACACGCGCGAGATCCTTCTCGGCCCATGACCGCCGCGCGTACTTGCCCGGCTCCTTGATGTTGGCGACCTCGTCGCGGCCCCACGCGGTTCGCTCCATGAGCCAATCCAGCGCCACCGTGCCGTGGTTGCGCGCCGCGCGCAGCGCGAGGCACTGGAGCATGTAGTACGCCTCGCTGCCGCTGCGGGTTGGCATCACCTTCTGCCAGTCCCCTTCGATCAGCGCGCGGCCGTGCCGCTGCGCGAGCACGCCCTCGGTGATCTCGTCGAGGGTCGGCACCGGGCCGAAGCCTTCCGGCATCACGGCGGGCGTCGTGTCGCGCACCGCGAGCGCGAAGCGGTCGATGAGCCATTGCAGGTCAGGCACGACCAGCGGCGAGGCCGCGGTGTCGGTGAGCCGGCGCCCGGTCATCGTCACGTAGGACGGCGACACGCCGAGCCCGAACAGTTGCAGCCCCGCCTGCTTCGTCGTACCCGGTGCCGACTCTGTCGCACGCGCTGTCGGCCGCAAGCCCGCGGGGATCGTGGCATCCGGCACGAGCACGAGCACGCGCAGCCCGTAGCCGCCAGGGCTCAACTCGGTGTAGCTGCGCCCCGACCACACGATGATCTCCTCGGCCCATCCGGTGATCTCATCCGCGAGCGGATCGCGGCATGCGTCGAGGTCGAGCGCGAGCAGCCGCAGCGCGGTGCCTTGCTTGTCGTGGAACATCACCCCGCCGACGAACACGAAGCCGACGCCGCCGAGTTCGTCGCGAGGCATTCGCTCGTCGAACGTCGTCGCGAGGTCGAGTCGCTTCGGAGACACCGAGGGCACCTTGCTCGGCTTGCCGTTCGGGGCTGTCCGCAGCTCCCAACGTATCCACCGAGGAGACTGCCGCAGGATGAGGGGAATCTCGCATTTCGCCGCCGCGGGGCTATGCTTCTGCATGGGTTCGCTCGCGGCGCCCCGGTCTCGTTTGCATGGGCCGGGGCGCCGACTTTTTCGGGGCCCGGGAGCGTGGCGCCGCGCCGGGTTGGAGTCAAGCGGGAAGACGATCCGAAAGACAGACTTGTATTCTGCCGCGGCTTCGTCTACAGGGTGAAGCCATGAAGAAGCGACAACGACAGCAACGCGCGTTGGCGAAGCAACGCGCGGCAGCAGCGGTAGAGTTGAGCGCCGTCAAGAACCGTCTCGCGGAAGCCTTGAAGCTGCTTTCTTTTCTCCGCGAAAAGGGCGTGAAGGTAGTCGCGTTCAACAGGTACCAAGTGCTATGCGACCGCGACTGCGAGACAACGCGGTGGACCGCGACAGTGCTCGCCGACGACACGCCGAAGCGCGACGCGCCGGGCCGTTTCTACGTAGCCGATACGCAAGTTTCGCACGAGCTGCTGGCCTGGACACACCCCGACGATGTGAGCAAGATGTTGGCGGAGCTTGCCCGCAACGCGCGCCGGGAACTCACGGACGCCGTATTGGAGGGCCTGTAGCCGTGCAGCTCCTCCCGCACCAAGAAGCCGGCGTAAGCTGGCTCATGGACCGTCCGCGGGCCGCGCTCTACGACGACCAGGGGCTCGGCAAGACGGCGCAAGCGATCGTCGCGGCCGATGGCATCGGGGCCCGCCGCGTGCTCGTCGTGTGCCCCGCGGTGGTGACGAGGAACTGGCAACGCGAGTTCGGCATGTGGTCACCGACTCGCACGGTGGAGGTTGTCGGCACCGGGCGGCACGTCATCGGCGCCGCGTCGGTCGTCGTCATGTCGCACGCGATGCTGTTGCGTGAGGCGATCGTCGAGCAGCTCACCGGGTTCGACCTCGTCGTGCTCGACGAGGCCCACTTCTTCCGCCGGCCGACCGCAGCACGCACGCGCGCCTTCTTCCTCGGCGGAACCGCCGTCTGCCGGCGCTCGCGTGCGTGCTGGGCGCTGTCGGGCTCCCCCACGCCGAACAACGATCCATCAGAAATGTGGAGCACGCTAGCGGGCCTCGCACCCGAGCGACTGCGCCACGACGGCCGGCTGCTGAGCTACCACGATTGGCGGCGCCGGTTCTGTGTGTTGCAGCCCACGCCCTACGGCGATCGTGTGGTGGGCGTGCAGAACCGAGACGAGCTGCGGCAGCGGCTCGCCGGCTTCGGTCTGCGCCGGATGAAAAGCGACACCTTGAACTTGCCGCCGGTGCGGCATGGCTTCGTCGCGCTGTCAGAGGAAGATGCGGACCTGACGCGGCTAGAAGCCGAGTTCGGCCCGGTGGCGGACCTCGACGCCCTGCGCCGCGACAGCCATTTCGCCGAGTGGCGCCGGCTCTGCGGCGAGGCGAAGGCAGACCCGGCGGCCGAGCTGATCGCCGGTGACCTCGACGGCGGTACGTCGAAGGTCGTCGTCTTCGCGCACCACGCGAGCGTCATCGACACCGTGGTCGAGAAGCTCGCGGCCTACAACCCGGTGCGCATCGTCGGCTCTCAGTCCTCGGACGAACGCGCCGAGAGCGTGCGCCGGTTCCAGAACGATGCCAGCGTGCGCGTCTGCGTCGCGAACATCGTCGCCGGTGGCGTGGGCGTCACCCTGACCGCGGCGAGTGACGTGGTGTTCGTCGAGGAGTCTTTCGTGCCGGGGGACAACGCGCAAGCGTGCGATCGTGTCTGCCGCATCGGGCAGACGCGGCCCGTGCTCATCCGCCACCTGTTCCTCGCCGGCTCGGTTGACGAAGTAGTCACCACGACGCTCGCCCGCAAGGCTGGGCTCGACATGCCGATCGGAAAAAACTAAAAGACAGACTTGTATTCTGCCGAAGAGAGTTTACTTTCTGCGCATCGGGCACCTCGCCCGTGAACCAACCGACCGCCCATGACCACGAACCTTCTCACCGTCTCGCACGCCCTCGCGAACCGCCCCGCCGATGAACACTTCGCCTCGTTCGCGGACCTGCGCCGCGCCGCGGAGCAGGACGACCGCAACGCACGCGCCGTCGATGTCGACGTGCGAAGCCTCGAAGTCGTCGCCGATGGCGAGTCGCTGGCGCTCGTCTCGAAGCGCGCCGGACGCGGCTACCCGATGACGCACCACTCGGCCCGCCGGCTCGCGACGATCGCCGGCGGAAACGCCGAGTTCCTCTTCGGCCGTCTCGCGCCCAAGGTCGCCGCCATCGCGTTGACCGACGCGCTGAGCCGCACCGAGGGCACCGTTCAGTTGCACCTCGGCACCATCACCCGCGCGACCGATCTCGGCCACAGTGGCCCCGTGGTGCGCGGCATCGCCGGGACGGGCTACGCTCGCGTGAGCGACGCCGACATGCTGCGCGAGGTTCACGAGTGGCTCGTCCCGAACGGGTTCGCGCCGGCGTTGCCGACGATCAACACGGACGAGCAGCGCAACAACATCATGGGCCACAACAAGCCCGCGCTGTTCCGCGGTCTCTCGTCGTCGCTCTGGTTTTTCATGGCGGAAGGCGACGCGGCCCCCGGTGCCGGCGACCGCCCGGCGCTGCGCGGGTACCTGCTGGGCAACAGCGAGGTCGGGCAAGGGTCGGCGGTGGTGTCCCGGTTCGTCTTCGATGCCTTCTGCGCGAACTTCATCGTGTGGAACGCCCGCGACATGCAAACCGTTCGCCGGATTCACCGCGGCAGGCCCTCGCGCATCCTGCGCGACCTGCGCGAAGAGCTGCGCAAGGCAACCCCGGAGGTCCAGGCACGCGAGCTGGAAGTGCTGCGGTGCGCAGCGGAAGTCGAGTTCGCCACCGACCTCGACCTCGCGGTGGAGCGGCTGGTGAAGCAGTTCGAGTTGTCCGAAGCCGCGGCGAAGACATCGTTGATGCTCGCGGCGGGCAACGAGAACCGCGGGACGCGACCCCTCACGCACGCTTGGGTAGCGAACGGGGTGACCAGCTTCGCCAAGTCTTCGACGAACGCGGATCGGCTCGTCGAGCTGGCAACGGTCGGGGGCGACATCTACATGGCCGCGGGCGCCCGCTGAGGGCGCGAGGGTCTCCACATGGAATACCGCCTCAAGTTCTTGCCCTGCGACTGTGACACCTGCAAGGCCGCTCCCGACCGCGAGAGGACACTGCGCCGCGTGGTGGTCGTTCTCGGCGGCATGTTTGCCGCGGAGAGCGGCATCGTGGGGGGCCTGCCGCGCGACGTGTGCGACTATTCTTTCGCGTCGGCCGTGGCCACGGCGTATGCCGAATACCTCGGCATCATGCTCGCCGCGCAGGCCCGGCTCGCGCCCGAGCGCGACCCGGAGACGGCGCTGCGGTTCCTGGCCGAGCGCATGGTCGAGTCGTACAACCACTCCTTGGAGACGAACAAGTGAGACTCCCCCTGGAACAGAAGGCCGCCGCGTTCGGCGTCGATCGCGCCACCGTGTGGTGGACGGCGGATTGCTCTGCGGCTCGTCGCCGCGAGATCGTCGATGTCCTGACCGCCGAGGTGCTGCCGTGAGAGACGACAGCGCCACCGCGACAGTGCTCGACATCATCGGGGCGATCACGTTCGCCGCGTGCATCATTTTGTCTTACATCCTTGTCTTTTGCTGCTGATCCTGTATCCCTTGGAGCCCCTATGAACATCGTCCTCACCATCGCCAACCCGACCCCCGCGCTGTTCGCCCTGCTCGTGCAGGCCGGCGCCCTGGAACCCACGGCCACGCCCGCCGCCGACACCGCGACCCTCGCCGGTGAAGGCGCCGCAGCGGCGCTCGACATCGCCACGCCGCCGAAGCGCGGCCCCGGGCGCCCGCCGAAGCCGAAGCCCGTCGCCGTCGAGACGAAGCCGGAAGCTCCGGCCGCGCCTGTCGTCGTCGTCGAGCCGGAGCCGGAGCCGGAGGCCCCCAAGCCCGCCCCGGCGAAGTCGATCGACATCCGCGCCCTCCAGGGGCTCGTCACCCGCACGCTCGACGTGGTCGGCCCGACCTCGCTCCGCAAGGTGTTCGCCGAGTTCGGCGCCCCGAAGCTGACCGACTTGAAGCCGGACCAGTACCCGGCGTTCGCGGCCAAGCTCAACGAGCTTCTGTCGTTGGCGGGGGCCTGATCCCATGGCGCACGCCCTCATGGCTCCGTCGGCCGCGAAGCGGTGGCTTGCCTGCCCCGGCAGCGTGCGGGCGTGCGAGGGGCTGTCGAGCCCCAACACCCGCTACAGCGCCGAAGGCACGTACCTGCACGGCATCGCCGCTCGGGTGCTGTCCGAGGATCTCGACAGTGCCGCCGACCTCGTCGGCACGACGGGGACGGAAGCCGGCTTCTCGTTCGTGCTCGACAAGGACGCGGCGGCAGCGGTCGACGAGTACGTGAACGCCGTGCGCGTCCCGGTGATGCTCGGCGGCGAGCTGCACGTCGAGAAGCCGGTTCTTCTCACCGAGCAATGCCACGGCACCGCCGATGCGATCGTGTGGAGCGCGGACGGCCGCACGCTGCACGTCTTCGACCTCAAGATGGGGTCGGGGGTGTTCGTCGCCGTCGAGGGCAACGAGCAGATGATGACCTATGCTGCGGCGGCGCTCGCGACGTTCGGGACGCCGGCCCACCTGCTCGACGAGATCGTGCTGCACGTCGTCCAACCCCGGTGCCGCGACAGCGAGGGCCGCGCGCACCGCTCGTGGTCGGCGACCCCCGCCGACGTGCTCGAACACGCGCGCAAGATCAGCGCCGTAGAGCTGGTCGTCGTGCATGGCACGAAGCCGGCCGACTTGGTTGCCGGCGATCACTGCCGGTTCTGCCCGGCGCGCAACTTCTGCCCCGCTGTCGTGGCCCGCGCCACCGAAGCAGCGCAAGAGCTGTTTGCGGTCGAGAGCCTCAACGAGCTGCCGGTGACGGCGAAGCCCGCCGCGCCGCCGATGCTCGCGCAGCTCCCAACGGAGCGGCTCGTCGCGATCCTGGACGCCGCCGACGCGGTCGACCAGTGGGTTCGCGCTGTCCGCGGCGAGGCGATGGCCCGCGCGTTGCGCGGCGTCGCGCTGCCCGGCCGGAAGCTCGTTCGCGGCCTCGGCAATCGCCGGTGGAAGAGCGACGTTGACACCGCGAACACGATGGCGCAGCACGGCGTCGAACCGTGGGCCCCGCGCGTGCTGGCCAGCCCGGCGCAGCTCGAAAAGAAGCACCCCGACATGAAGGCCCTGATCGGGCTCCTGACCGAGCGCCCGCTCGGGGAGCCCAAGCTCGTGCCCGAATCCGACAAACGCCCGGCGTATGTGCCGGACCCGGCCGCCGACTTCTCGGCTCTCTCGGCGCCGGAAGAGTTCTTCTGAGAGCCCCGTAACCAACGACCCGTAGACAGAGAGAAAGACAATGACGACTCCCGAAGCCAAGGCCCAAGATCCCCGCCAGTTCGTGACGCCCGAAGTGCGTCTCTCGTTCCCGAGCCTGTTCACGAAGAAGGAGACGTTCCGCGCGAGCGGCAAGTTCGTCTTCTCGACGACGCTCCTGATCCCGCCGACTGCCGTGCAGGCGTTCCGCACCGCGATGACCGCTGCGGTCGTCGCGAAGTGGGGCGCCGGGGTGAAGGTGCCGGGCCTCAAAAACCCGCTCCGCATGTGCGAGGAAAAGGAGTTCCTCGCCGGCTACGAGCCGGGTTGGTTCTTCTGCTCGACCAAGAGCGAAGCGCAGCCCCCGGTCGTCGACCGCGCCCGCCTGCCCGTGACCGACCCGGCGAAGGTCTACGCGGGGTTGTGGGTCAAGTGCGCCCTGGCCGCCTGGGCCTACGACAACGCGAGCGGCAAGGGTGTGTCGTTCGATTTGCGCGCCGTGCAGATCATCCGCGACGACGAGCGCCTCGACGGGCGTTCGAGGGCCGCCAACCCCGACAAGGTGTTCGAGGCTCTGGAGCTGCCGCCCGAGGCCGACGCCGGCGCCGGCGCGGACTGGTCCCCGTTCTGACACACCGCCCGCCGGGCGCGGCACGCGGTGACGCTGCCGGCCTTCTTCCCCTTTTCCCTTCGTCGCCCGGCGGGCATTTCTCTTCCCGGTGGCGCCGCCGCAAGCCCGCCCGCTTGTCGCGGGCATCGGTTCACCCCTGCGGCGGCGCCGCCGTCTCTCACCATGAAGCTTCTCGCCCTCGACTACGAAACGCAGAGCGCCGCCGACATCGACGACGGCGCATCGGCCTACGCCGAGCACGAAAGCACGCGCGTGCTCTGCGGCGTGTTCATCCTCTACGACGACCGCGAGGGCATCGCCGAGGTATCTCGGTGGACGCCGGCCGAGCCGTTGCCCGCCTGGGCGGTGCGGCACGCCTCGGCCGGCGGCCGCCTTCTCGCGCACAACCACAGTTTCGAGGCGTCGATCAACCGCTATTGCTTGCCGCAGTTCCCGGCGGTGTGCGCCGAGCAGTGGATCGACACGTTGCAGTTGGCCGCGGTGCTCGGCCTTCCGCTCGGCCTCGCCGGCCTTGGTGCCGCGATCGGCGCGGTCGTGCAGAAGGATGACGAGGGGCACCGGCTCATGCTGCGGCTGTCCGCGATCCGCAAGAACCGGAAGGGCGAGCTGGTGGTGCCCGAGGTAACACCGGCGGACCTGGAGCGGCTGCTCGACTACTGTGAGATCGACGTGCGAGCGACGATCGAATGCTGGCGGCGGCTTCCCGCCGTCCCGGCGGCCGAGCATCGACTGATGGCGGTCGACCACCGGATCAACGAGCGCGGCGTCGCGCTCGACTTCGATCTCGCCGCGAGCATGCAGACCATCGTCGAAGCCCGGCGCGCGGAGATCATGGGGGAGGTATGGCACATCACCGGCGACCTGATCGACGTTTCGTCGCCGGCCGCCCTGATGAACTACGCGCGGGACCACGGCGTGAAGCTGCCGAAGGCCGTGCGGACAAGGGCCGACGGCTCGAAGCACGTCACCGAGTCGATTGGCCGCGAGGCAATCGACGAGCTTCTCGACCGGCCCGATTTGCCTGCGGAACTTCGCAAGGCGTTGCACCTGCGCATCGAGGCCGGGCGCGTAACCAGCCTCGCGAAACTCGGCCGCCTCGGCAGCGTGGCCAACGCAGACGGTCGCGCCCGGTGGTTGTTGCGCTACGCGAAGGCGACGACGGGGCGGTGGGCGAGCGAAGTGCTCCAGCTCCACAACCTGCCCCGGCCGAGCAAGGCGTTCTCGGCGTGGTCCGCGGTCGCCCTCGAAGCCGTGCGCAACCGGGACATCGAACGGATCTCGGCGGTTCACGCGGTGCTCGAAGCACTGTCGTTCTTGCTGCGCGCGCTGGTCATCGCGCGGCCGGGCAAGGTGCTGTTTGGCGGCGACTACGCCGCCATCGAGGCCCGCATCGTCGCATGGCTCGCCGGGCAAGATGACGTGCTTGCGATGTTCGCCTCCGGCACCGACGTGTACGTGGCGGACGCCGCCGCGATCGGGAGCGACAACCGCAATCTCGGCAAGGCGTGCCGTCTCGGCCTCGGGTTCCAGATGGGCGCCGTCCGGTTCGTCGACTCCGCGGCGAAGCACGGGGTATCCGTCGAGCCAAAGCGGGCCCGTGAAGTCGTCACCGGGTGGCGCAAGGCGAACCCGTGCATCGTGCAGTTGTGGCGTGACCTCGAAGACGCCTTCGCCGAGGCGCACCGGGCGGGCGCCGGCGAGTTCCTCGTCGGCCCGCACCTCGTAGTGCGCGGCGGGCGCGAGAACGTGCGCATCATGCTGCCGAGCGGCCGGCAGCTCTACTACTGGCGTGCGCACGAGCGGCCCATGGTGAAGAAGATCGAAGTCGTGAACGACGACGGCCTGATCGAGACCCGCGAGATCGAAGGGGTAGCCCAACGCTACTACGCGCGGCAAGGCGCGCGGATGGTCGTCGAAGACACCTACGGCGGGCACCTCACCGAGAACGTGACGCAGGCCGTTGCCCGCGACCTGCTGCGCGACGCGCTGTTCCGGCTCGACGGTTCGCCGTTCGAGGTGGTGCTGCACGTCCACGACTCCATCGCGGCCGAGGGAGACCCCGGCCTATCGCTACCCGACTTCATCGCGAGCATGGCCACATTGCCGGACTGGGCACCGGGCTTGCCGGTGAACGTCGAAGGCTACACAAGTAGACATTTCAAGGGCTGAGCCCTATACACAACTGCATCATGGCTACCAAGAAGCGCAACTCCCCACCCCCGTCCCCGTTCCGCGCCCTCGTCGAGAAGTGCCGCCGTCGCAACCTTCCGAAGGATGCGCCACCGCGGACCTACGCCGCGGTCGCCGCGTCATGTTCCGTATCTCGCCCCTACTTCTACGTGCTGATGCGCGGCGAGCGGATGCCGTCGGCGGCGGTCGAGAACTCACTCGCGGAAGGGCTCGGGGTGTCCCGCGCCACGGTCCACAAGGCACTACTCGACGGCGTGGTGGCGTCGCTGTCGTGACGAACCCCTGCGTTGTCGACGCCAACCGCCAAGTGCTCCGCTGTGATCACTGCGGCCTGGAGATCGCGCTGCCGATGCCGCTCGGGAGCGGTGCGTTCGGCGTTGCGTGCCGCGCGTTTTGGACGGTGCACGATGAGTGCAGTCCTGGAGGAGCCAACGCATGCCCCGAGGACATGCCACGCACGCTCGTCGGAACGATGGCCCTCTACGCCAGCATCTTGTTCGAGGAGGGAGACGCATTTCAGGACGGTGGCGAGCTGGCCGAGTTCGTGTTGGCGGTCGCGGAGATCGCCCGCAAGGAGGCGCCGTGATCGACGCCGGACAACGCCGCGCCCGCGAGGCTGTCGGCCTTCCCGACGACCGCGTGCAGCACGTCACCAAGCGCACCGTGCCCGACGACAAGTTCGCCGTGGTCGTGCGCGAGTGCCAAGCGTGCGGATGCAGCAACGCTCGCCCATGTGGGACTCGCCGGTGGACGTGCGACTTCTGCGGCGCCGAGATCCCCGGCATCCTGCCGCATGTCGACTGGCGCCGAGGAGACCGATACCAACCATGACTACCCCCATCCTGACACCCGAAGCCCGTCGCATCGAGCTGCACGCTTTCGTCGAGAAGCTGCTCGCCGCCGTCGGCCGCGAGCGCGCGGCCGACTACGGAACGCCCGAGGAGAACCACGCACGCACGGCTGCGCTCTGGTCGGCCTACCTCGGCACCCCGGTGTCGTCGCACGACGTGTGCATGCTCAACGTGCTACAGAAGGTGAGCCGCGCGAAGCACAAGGTCACCCCCGACTCGCTGCTCGACGTGGCCGGCTACGCGGCCAACGCTGAGTTGATTCGCTGCGCGGCGTGGTTCGCGAGTTTCGAAGCTCCGGGGTGCTAAGCCATGACATGCGATTCATCGGAGTTGGTGATGGCCTACACGATCGTCAGCGGTGGCGTGTTCGTCACCGCAGGAATGGCGTCCCTGCGCCACGGCATCCGATACGGGCCGTTCGAGGTTGCCATCGTGTTGGCGATGTCCCTCACGTGGCCCGTCTGGATGGTCTACGCCTTCGCGTCGTGGCTTACCTACACCGGAGGGGCGCCAATGACGAGCATGGATCGTGAGGTGTTGGGGGCGCTGTTCCGCTCGCTGCATCAGGCAGAGCAGGGCAAGGCCGGTTACTTCGGCGTGACCGGAACCGCTCCGAACGGCGTCAGCGACTCGATCGTGGTCGCCATCGACAGCGTGTTGTGGGACCGCACCGTCAAGCCTGCGCTCGACCTGATCGGCGTCGAGTGCGTCGACGCGGCAGCGATCGGAGGCGGCACTTGAACATCAGCCACGCCGTATTCTCTCCGTGCCGGCTCTACCGCTACCTGCTGTTCCGCGACCTCGGCATGCAAGGGCCGACGCTGACGGTGGTGATGCTGAACCCGTCCACCGCGGATGCGGTCAGGGACGACCCGACGATTCGTCGGGTGATCGGCTTCGCGAATGCGCTCGGGAGCGGGGCGGTGGAGGTGGTGAACCTCTTTGCCATGCGCGCGACAAATCCGCACGCGATGCTCGCTGCCGACGATCCTGTCGGGCCAAAGAACGATGAGTACCTGACCAGCGCATTGGATCGAGCAAGGGGCGAAGGGCGGTTCGTCCTTGCGGCATGGGGAAACCACGGTGGGCGCCGATCTCGCGACTTCCACGTCCTGCACAAGTTGGGCGATGGCGTCGAATGGCGGTGCCTGGGCCGCACGCACAGAGGCTTCCCTAGGCACCCGCTCTACGTCTCGAAGGCTCAAGTGATGGTGCCGTTTGTGACTGGAGGTGGCGCGTGACCACCAAACACAAGATCACCCGCCGCGCAATGCCACGAGCGCGTGGGTTTACCGAGTGGCGCAACTGATGGAGACACGAGCCATGCTAAGGAAAGCGACAGCGGGCGAGACCCGCAACGGGGTAGACAAGATCAGTCAATACCGCTGGGAAAAGGCGGGAGATAAACCGTCTCTGGAGTGGGTCGAGAAGGGCCTGCTTTCGGTGGACGATTCGTACCAGAGGGCCGAGCGTCTAACACGCATTCTAGCTCTGGCCAGTGACTGGTCGTGGCTCGCCTGCGGTGCGCTGATCGTCGTTCGTCGTCGTGACGGATCAATGGTAGTCGTCGACGGGCAGCATAGATGGCTGGCCGCGTGCAGAAGGTCCGACATCAACGAGTTGCCGTGCTGCGTCTTCGATGAGACGAAAGGCGGAACGGTAGACGAAGCAGCGGCGTTCATTAGAGCGAACACCAACCGGAAGACCGTTCGGACGGACGAGCTTTTCGGGGCCAGGGTCGCGGCGGAACAGCCTCCTGCCATACAAGTGGACGACCTGATCAAGTCGATCGGCCGGCACGTGTCCTCGAAACCTTCGTCAAAGTCGGTCGCGTGCGTCGCGTCACTCATCAAGTGCGCTGAGAAGGACGGCGACGCCCTCGCGAGGATCTGGCCGCTGGCGGCGGAGATGTGCTTCGGGGGCCCGATGCCCGAGGCGTTTGTGACCGGGATGCACTACGTCGAGTGCATGCTCCGGGGGATCGGGTCGCTCGCGCGAGAGCCTTTCGCCGCCAGGGTGCGCAGACTCGGCTGCGACGCGCTCCTCCGAGCGGCCCAAAAATCCGCGATGAACCGGGGCACAGGCGGGGTCAAGTCGTGGGGCCTCGGGATCGCTACCGAGATCAACAAGGGCACGAGAACCAACAAGATCCCGGTGGTCGAGTAGCGTTAGACTGCCAGACATGCGCTACCTGATCCCGCTCGCGCTCCTCGCCATGCTGGCTGCCTACTGGTCGTGCGCAGCGGCGCCACCGGCGGCGGCGGCGGAACGCGACCCGCTCGCCGGCACCCCGGTGCCGGCTTCGGTCGCGTTCGACGATCCCGTGGCGCGCGGCTCCACCGCCTTCGCCTCCCTGCTCGGTGCCGCGGCTCCGCAGGTGGTCGGCCGGGCACGGGTCATCTACCCCCGCACCGCGTGCTGGACGCGGCGGGGCAATCCGCTCGTGGCGGTCCGCACCCTGCAACCGAAGGCCGGTGCCGTGGTGGCGGTCGACTGGTCCACCGTGCCGACGACCCCGCCGGCAGCACCGGGTTACGTTTGCGCCCTGTTCGTGTCCCTGACCCCGTCTGAGCCCCTGGCGCTCGGCCAGTGGGGCGCTCCGGGGTGCTGGCTCCTTGTGCCGCCGCAGTTCGTCGTGCTGCCGCAGCCGGGCTCCTGGTTCTTCCAGGACGGCGGCGAGCTGCGGCTCCGATGGACCCCGGAGCCCTGGACGGTCGGCCGGCTCTGGCGGCTCCAGCTCCTCGTCGACTCCCCCGGGGCCCCGTCGGGGCGGCTGCTGTCCCCTGCCGTGGAACTGGTGATCGGGAACGTGTGAGCCCGCGGTGCGGGGCCTGCACGCGCGAGCTGCCGGCGACTGCGTTCGGCCGGCGCCGGTCGGCGGCGACGGGGCTCGATAGCACCTGCCTGGAGTGCGCGGCGGCGGCCCGCCGGAACAGCTACCGGCGCCGGCAAGCCGGCCGCCGGTGCCGGGCCTGCGGCGGCCCGCTGGAGCCCCGGGCGGCCCGGGGGCGCTGCGCGGCGTGCCGGGCCGCCGGCCGGCGCCCCGCTCGGCGTCCTGCGCGGGCCGCTGCGCCACGATCTCCCCGGGACCGGCCCGACACCCCCGTCCTGACGATGGAGGAAGCCTACGCCCGCCTGGATGGCCCTGCGTGGGTGGGGCTCTGCATGTTCGCCAGGCTGGCGCCGGACGTTGCGGATGCTTGCCGGGAGCCGGCGACGCACCGGCCTGCCGACGGCGGGCCCTGGCGGGTCTGCGCCAAGCACCGGCACCCCGGCGACGTGCCGACCGAGGAGGTTGCGCCGGAGCCGGACGTGCCCTAGGATTCTGGCTCATGCAGCGGGGCGCCGCTACTCGCCCCGCGTCCATCAGGGCAGAGCCGAGTCAGAGTTGAGACGGGCGCCCCGCGGGCTCACCCCCGCGGGGCGTTTTACTTGAGGGTGCCGCCGAGCAGCGCGCGGAGAACCTCGCCGGCGCCCTGCGGCTGCACGCGCCCCGTCTGCACGTCGCGGGCGTAGCCCAGCCGGACGGCCGCCGCCCCGGTGGGGACGCCGAACATCACGCCGAGCAACGTCACGATGTCGCGGATCTCGTGGCCCTCGATGATCACCCCGTCGCGGTCTTCCCGGGCACCGAGCGCCTTCTGCGTGGTGCGCGCGGCCGTGCCGAAAGTGCGTTCGAGCAACGACACCGCAGGCGAGGTCGTCATCCGGTCGTTGAAGGGCTGGTTGTCGAACACGTTGATCGCGGGAGCGACGAACGCCGGGCCGGCGACCGGGATCTCGGCGGCCAGCGACCGCAGTTGCCCGAGGAACAGGAAGTCGAGCGTCAGCACGTCGACATCGCCGTCGTCGTCATCGTCCTGCCACTGCCCGCGGAGCGTCTTCGCGATCGCATCACCGAGCAGCATCGGCAACGCGAACCCGAGCAAGTAGGCCGCGAAGGCGGGCCCGGCCTTCGCGATCCCGGTCTTGCGAGCGGTGCGGGCGAACTGATCGCCTTGCAGGTTGGCGAGCATGTTGAAGTAGCCCGAGAACATCGTCCCAATGCGGTACGCCGGCGTGCCTTCCTCGTAGCCGGCCGCGTCGGTCGGATCGAAAGAGCCCTGAGTCATGCGCACCGCGGCGTCGGCCCGCTTCACCGCCTCGGCGTGCGCCGCCGCGTCGTCGACCTCCCGCCCCGCGGTGTCGATCGCGTGCTCGTAGGCACCGTGCCACACCACCGAGTCGACGAGGTTTTGCATGCCCGACTGGAGGAAGTAGCCGTGCTGCCTCACCCACGCGCGAGCCTTCGCGAACTTGGATCGGTTCGCGACGAGGTCGTTGAGCCGCTCGAAGGCTTCCATCGTCTGGTTGTGCTGCCGGTGCGCCATGAACGGCGACTTGCCGGCGATGTCGCTGGCGAGGCCGCCGTGCAACCAGCGCCACAAGCCGCGGAACAGGTACTTCGGCGGCACCTTGAGCGCCGCCGGGAAAAGCCCGGTAAGCTGCTGTAGCGCGTTCGGCAGATTGCCGAACATCGTCGACAGGCCGACCGAGCTACGCACCCCGCGCCAGAAGGTGTCGATGTCCTCGCTACGGCCGCGCTTCGTCACCGATTGGGACGCGACCCGCTGGAGCCACGGCAGCAGCACCGCATTCCACACGCCCGGCTGTCGGGCTTCGATCTGCGGCGCGATGTCCGGGTGCTTCAACAGCCGCTCGGCGCCGCGGATCGCGGGTTGGATGTGCGTGAACCGCAGCACGTCGTCGATGTGCGACGGCACGAGCCGAAGATCGAGCAACAGCGGCTCGGCGAAGTTCTCGACGCGGTTCTTCGTGAACCCGCGGCCCGTCGTGGCGAACTGCTGGCGGGCGTCCTGCTCGATGTCCGCGAGGCTCTGCACACGCATCGCGCTCGCCGCGGAGCGGTCGAGCTTCGCCGGCATGTAGCCGCCCCGGTAGGAGCGGACATCGAGCCCGAACGTGAACGTCTGCGGGGTCGCCTCGATCTCCTCGAAGTAGTAGCCGAAGAGCGCCCGGTGCGCCCGCTGCGCGCCCGGCTTGAGTTCCTCAACGAGATCCCGCAGAGCTTGGACGGCGTCCATCACGTCCTCGGTGACGACGCCCTTCGTCACCATGTCGGCCAGGAACGCAGTCCAGTTCGAGGCATCGAAGGCCCCCGTCTCCTTGTCGACGGCACCCCAACCGCGGCCGACGATGAGGCGGCGGAAGTTGCCTTCGTTGCCCGTGTGCAACAGCGCGCCGACCAGCTCGATCGCGCCGAAGCCCCCGTTCTCGCCCCCGAAGACGTGCAACAGCTTGCCGTCGACGCCCCGGAACTCGATGAGCCCCTGGCGCAGCTTCGGCACGAGCGCCTCGATGATCGCGACAGCGCGCTTCGTGTAGACATTGCGCGCGGTGTTGAAAGCATCGACCGCCTCGCGCACCGGGCGCCAGACTAGCCGCGTGAACGCGCCGGGCTTCTCGGCACCGTCGAGCCGGAACGCCCAGTGCTCCGGCCGAACGACTTGCTGCGCGAGTCGCTTCAACGCCGCCGCGACCGACTTCGGCTTGCGGATCTTGGGGGGCGGGAGCTGCGCTTCCTGCGCCTTGAGTTCGCCGGCAGCCTCGTCGAGCACCACCGCCTTGCCGGCGATGACGAGTTCCTGGTCAGCCTTCGCCTGACGCCACAACGCGCCGATCGTCTCGTGCATGTCGCGGAACTCGTCCACCGACAGGTCGCGCCAGTCCTTCACCACACGGCCGGCGGCGAGACCGTCGGCGGCCCATTCTTTCAGGCGGTCGAGAATCGGCGCGAGCCGCTCGAAGAGCCCGGGGTTGTAGTCGCGCAAGGCCGCGGTGTAGTCGCTGCCCGTCTTCTCACCGGGGGCGAGCCCGAGATCCGCCGCGAGCGCGCGGGCGATCGCGACGTAGTCGACGTTCCGCGTCTTGCCGAGCTTCTCGTCGGACCGGAACAGCTTGCGCAGCAGCTCGGTCAGCTTGTCGATCTCTTCGCGCACGTCGAGGGCTTCCCGCTCCATCTGCGCCTCGATCAGCTCGCGGCGCTTCTCGACGACCGCGGTGGCGTGGTCGCCCTTGATGAGCGCCCGCTCGGCGTTGCGCCGGGCGCGCACCTCGCGCTGCGCGTGCTCGTGCGGGGACACGTCGCCAACGCGCTGCGCGCCGATGGTGTCGCGTGCGTAGGCCCGGGCAGCGCGCACCATCACCTGCGTCGGCGTCGTCACCTTCGCGAGCCACCGCAGTTCGGCGGCGACCATGCGGAGCCGGGCCTCGTTGTGGAGCGCATCCTCGACGGCGCGCTGCATCGTCTCCGGGTCCGCGAGGTCTGCGTGCTCCTTGAGCATGCGGGCGTCGGTGCGCTGTTCGAGTTCTTCCTCGAAGGCCGGCATCGCGAGCAACTGCGCGATCAAGTCTTGCCCGGTGGGGAACCCGAGCATCTGCGCGGCGAGGTCCGCCGGCATCCCGTTCGCGGCGAGCATGCCGCTCGGCCCGGTGCCGAGCGCCGCAACCTCGTCCTCCGTGTGCGACGCGCGGAACTCGTCCAGGTGGAGCTTGAACGGAAGCACGTTGCCGTTGTCGTCGATCGTGCCGTGCCGGAGTCGCTGCTCGGCCACGCGCAGCGGCTCATTCTCCAGCCGGGTCCGCTCCTCGGCCCGGACAGCCTTCCGGGCGGCGCGGGCCGCCGCTTGGAACTTGCGCAGCACCTTGCCGGAGCTGTCGCGCAGCCACTTCACCGCGCGCAAGCTCTGTTTCATCAGGGTCTCGGTTGCCTGCGCGCTGCCGTCGGTGGCGGCGAGCTGGTAGGCGTTCCACTCAGCATCGGTGGCGCCCTGCGGACGCGCATCGAGCGTGAACAGCGGCCGAAGATCCCGCTGCACCTGCGCAGCCTCAACGGCGTCCTCGCTCGCAATCATGCGGTCGAACACCTGCTTCACTTCCGGCGTCAGCGCCGGCAGGTCGCGGCCGAAGTGGCGGCGATATGCCTCGTTGAGCACGCTGCGGGCGTCGCGGTAGGCCGCGCGAACCCAACGACCGAACGACCGCATTGCACGCGCCTGCTCCACCGTGAGCGCAGGGCCCTCGGATTGACCGAACCAATCGGCTTCGGCGCGATACGACCATGCCTCGTGGTGCGCCCGCTGCTCCTCGGGCGGCAGCGCAAACCATGCGTCAAGATCCTTCACGCCGAACCAGTCGAGCACCACCTGCGCGCGGCGTCGGACCGACGGGCCGGCCTCGCCCAGCGCCGCCGTGCGGAACAGCGTCGTCAGCCAGTAGTGGCTGAACTCGTGCAACAGGGTCGTCGCGTCGTGCCCCGGGTTCAGGAAGATCGTGTTCGTGTCCGGGTCGAACTTGCCGCGGGAGGCTTCGGCCTCGCCCTGGAACAGCAGCCCCTGCTGTGTGGCGAGGCTGCGGACGAGTAGCTTGCGTTCCTCGGCAGACGTGTAGACGGTGACCGGAATGTTGTGTTTGGCGAGGATGTCGCGGGCTTCCTGCGGGGTGTCCTCGCTCACCAGCGCGGCCTTGAACTCCGAGAGCTTGACGGCCCGTTGCGGCTTCGCCTCGAAGTACGGCGTCGGAACGTCCCGGAGCGTGAGGGCCGCGTCCCGCGCTTGCTCCAGGAATGCCACCGTTCGCCCCCTGGTCCGCTCTACCTCATCCTGCGTGATCCGTGCGAAACGGTCACCGCTAGAAGGAAGGTGGAACCCTTCGGCTCGCAGCGCCGCGCGCATCGTATTCAATGTCGGTGTTGCCGCCTTCCGCAGTGCGCGAGACAGCGCACGCATGGAAGCGTCGAGACCCTCCCACGTATCGCCTGCCCAGAACTTGATCGCCTCCTCTCGGTAGGCTCGGGCCGTTTCATCCGACGCCTTCACCGCGTCAATAGCGTCCGCGGCGGATTCCGTCATGTGCTTTTCGGCCGCCGCCCGCATGTCTTCGAGCGTCTTGAACTCTTCGAGGGTTGACGCTTTCGCCAAGCCCCCGCCGAAAACGACGTCCTTCTGCTGCGCGCGGACCGTCTTGCGATCGGTCATGGCGTCTACGATGTTGGGCAAGGTCCACGGCTTTTTGTTCCGGCCCTTCCCGAGGTAAGGGGCCCCGAAGAGCTTCGTCACTGAGGCGTCTACCCACGACGCGAACTTGCCCGCGGTCTCAGGGTCGTCCTTGACTCGCCGTATTAGCTCTTTCGCCAGCAAGTCCTGCGACGGCTTTCCGGCTGCGCGTTGCAGCCCCAACGTGTCGTGGAACTCCTGGGTCAGGGCGTAGAGTCGAAGGTCGCCATCCGCGGCCCGGAACACGTCTTCGAACAGTTTTACCTGCTCCTCGGAGCCCGTTTGCTTGACGTGTTCGTACAGAGTCTTCGCGAGCCACGCCTGCCCCGCACGTCGCTGGTCGCGCTCCCCGTCGTCCAGAAGGCGATACTTCGGGTCCCCACGAATGCGCTCTGTGGTCGCGGCGTCAAGCAGCAATAGCGTATACTCCGGTGCGTAGCTCGCCATCGGCATCTCCACCGGCTGGCCTAGCACCTCGGACAGGTAGTACGCCTGCACGGCGGGGCTGTGGAGCAACGAGTACTTCACTGATGTCGGGCCCTGCTTCGATTCACCCCACAAGGTGAATAGTGTCGTGGCGTGCATGCCCCTCTCCACCGCCCAGTCAGCGATGGGGTTGCGGAATGCGTCGAAGTCTCCCTTTCGTGGCGAGTAGTCAGGGCGCGGGAAGGTGACAGTCCAAGCATCACCGGGGAACGCCGGCACGCCTGCATCAGGAGACGCCAGAGGCTCCCCTCCAATGAGCGTGATTCCGCCGAAGCCCGACAGCTCCCCGCGCGACTCCCCGAGTACGGCGATAGACGGCACCGCCAAGCCCCCGATTTCGTCTGCCGCCTTGAGGTTCTCCGGGCTCAGGTTGTGTACCGCGATGAGCCCCTGGCCCGCCGGGGGCTGGTTGAGGATGTTCGAATCCGCCGGGTTCCCGGGCGCGCCACCGTAGGAGTCTGCGACGCCCTCGTCTTTGCGGAGCCCGACCCGGCCGATGATCTGCTGAATCTGCCGCGCCCGGTCCTCGGTGTCCTCCGGCAGGCCGACCATTCCTTGCTTGGTAGCCGCGGGCATGTCCGCGCGGCGGGCGGCGTTCCTCGCCTCGACTTCACCGGCGAGTCGGAGATACCGCTCGTATTGCGCCTGTTGCATATCAAAAAAGGTCACGGGATCGTCCACCGGCGGCGCGAGCGGTATGCCGTTCACGTCGCGCGTCGCGGCCGTCAGCCTCGTCCGAGACTCGGCCAGCGCCCGATCAGCAGCCGCCAGCGCCTCCCGCATAGCGTGGTCGTTCTCAGAGACGGAAACGCCCACTTCCGCCTTGCGCTGTGCCTTCAAAGCCTCCTGGTGGGCCGCCAACGCTTGTTCAAAGTCGGCTACACGACGCCGCTGGTCCTCGGAGTATGAAGCCTCGATAGTCTTCGCGAACTCCCTCCGTCTCTCTCGAACGAACGCTTCGACTTGCTGATCGGAGAACATGCTCGGGGTGCCGCCTCGGGCAAACCGTTCCGCGGCCTGAATGACGTGCTGTATCTCGTGAACCAGCGTGACCCGGTGCTTCTCCGCGGTGCCCGGGGCGAGGGAGATCCGCAGTTGTGGGGCGTTGTCAACGCCGCTCACTTCGCCCGCCACTGCTGCCGGGAGCCCCGGGTCGATTCGCACCGGGATGTCTGCAAGCCACGGGTAGGCATCGAACAGCCGCGGGTGCTCGATCAGGTCCCCGAGCGGGGTGTCCTTGTGTTCACTTGGTTCTGCGTTCCAGATTCCAGCCTTCCCTTGGATGCGTTTGAACTTGAGTTCGCTGTCGTCGATCTCGAAGCGCCACTGCCCATCCGCGCCGCGCGCCCACCCGGTGTGCTTCCAGATTGTCGCGGCGTCCTTCCCCTCCGCCTCGAACTTCCTGGCCCGGGCCAGCTCGAACAGATTCGCCGTGCGCGCCGTCACTCCGGCGAACTGGTCAAGCGCCGATGCGGTCGACGCCGGCCCCGCCTGCACGCTAAGCCGGTGCTTCTCGTCGTACTGCGCGGGCGTCATGCCCTCTTCGAGCGCCTGCGTCTCCACGTAGCGCCGGTGAAGCATCGCCAGCATGCGCCGCTGGTCGGCGTTGTAGATCGTGCTCGCGCCCGCGATCTCGTCGACCATGCGCCGCTCGACGGCGTCGGCCTCGTCGTTCCACGCCTTCGTGGACATCGACAGCGAAGCGATCTTCTCGGCGGTCGCCTTCTGGTTCGCTTCCTTCTCGGCGAGCCACTGCTCAGCCTGGTCGAGCGAATACCCGTCCTTCTCCACCCGCACCGACGGCGCCAGCACGGGGCCGAGCGTCGACTGCGCGATCTTCGCGGTGTAGTCCCCGATCGGGATTGCCACGTCGTCGCCGGTCTTCTCGGCCTGCGCGAGCATCTGCGCGGCACCGGGGAGATCGCGGGCGAACTGCTCGCGCGTGTGCCCGGTCTGCTCCAGCGCCTTCGCCAGCTTGTCGGCTGGCACGTAGACGTTGGCGAGGTCTTTGCCTTCGCCGACGGCGTTGATGAGTTCGGCGGCGGCGTCCGGCGAGCGGGTCGTCACCTTCAACTCGGCCATGTGCTCGCCGAGCTTCGTCAGGAACTCTGCGCCAGCCTTCGCGCGGGTGACGGCGCGCTGCTGCGCCATGTAGTGGATCGCCGGGCCCAACGGCGCGATGAGCGCCATGCCCTTCGCGGTCTGGTACATGGCGTCGCCGATGTCCCCGAGCGCCTGCCCGAACGTCGTGCCCGCCTCGGGCTTCCCGGCGAGGGACGCGGCGAGGTTGTCGGCGACCGCGCTGAGCGCCTGCTGAATGCCTTCCTCGACGGGTTCCGCGGCGGCCGACGTGAGCAGCTCGCGCAGGAAGGTCTTCGCGGCGGCGCTCTGCGTCATCTGCGCGAGCCCCTGCTCGGCGAACGCCTTCGACATCAGCCGAGCACCGACGGCCCTCGCGGCACCGGCGAAGGGCTTGAGGAGCAACAGGTGCGCGCCCGTCTCGACGGCGCCGGCGGCGACTCCGTAGCCCGCGGCGGTGCGCATCGCGATCGCGTGCGCCTGCTCGGCCGGCACGCCGGCGTCGATCAACCGCGTATAGGTCTGGTCGTACTGGCTCCCGAACTCGCGATACGCGCTGCGGGCGAACACGTCGACACCCGCGCCGACAGCGAACGCTGCCCCCGCACCGATCGGTCCGCCGAGGGCCGCTGACGTGCCGGCGAGGCCCGCCCCGGCGGCGGTCGCCTCGATCATCGGCCCGGTGATCTGCGCCGCGGTGCGCACCGTGGCGTCGAGCCAACCGTTGTCGGCGGCGCTCCATGCCTGGATCAGCTTCAACTCGGCGATCCGGTCGATGTCTTCGGGCGACAAGTCGTTGCCGCCGTCCCGCCGCAACGCCTGCTTCGCGAGCAGGTCGCTCAACTCGTTCTGCCCGGCGCCCTGCTCCCACGCCCGGCCGATCCAGTCGAACAGCCCATCGGCGACCTTGAGCTTCCCGAGTTCGTCGGGCACCAACTTCGCGATACGGACCTCTTTCAGCCGGTCCCGCAGCATCGGCGACAACGCCGGCAACGTCTGTCGCGCCTCGTGATGCTGCACGAGCCGGCGCAGCACGTCGAGATCCGTCGGTGCCGAGTTCGGGTCGGCGAGCTGGAGCTGCTTGACGAGCCGGTCACGCTCGCCCGCGAGGTCCGGGTTCTCCGCCATCGCGGCCTGGAACGCGCTAAGAAGCTGCGTCTCCTCGGCGGCCTTCTTCCGTTGCGCGAACTCGGCGGTTTCCCGTCCGATACGGGCGAGGTCTTCGGGGCCGAGGGGGCCGAGTTCGGTGGTGCTCATTCGGTCTTCTTATACTTCTCGCGCAGGGCTTTCAGCTCGGCGACTTCGGCCGGGGAGGGGGCGATCTCGTACGGGATCTCTTGGCGGCCCCAAGCCGGCACTGGCGTCGCCATCATGCCGGGAGTGTCGAGGATGCTAGGAGCCCGCATTGCCGGATGGTCCTCCGTCGGCCTGAGCCACGACATGGCTTCCGAGGAAGACACGCCCGCAGCGTGTAGGACCGTCTGGTGGCGTCCTAGCACCTCGGTCACTGCAAGCCGGTACGCTTCGCCCACGGTGGGCTCCTCGGGCGCTGGCCCGTGGATCATGGACCGCAGCCCCCGGGGGTTGTCTTGCGTGTCGGACCACCACTGCCGCACGTCCGCCCGCAACCGGGCCAGATGCTCGACTGTCGCCTTTTCGACTTCGTCGTGCAGGGCGCGCAGAATGGCATCCGCTTCGAGTTTACCTTCCAGCGTCGCCGCCCGCTCCGCGTCCGCGCGGCGCTCGGCGCGCGCCTCCACGGCCTGCGCCTGGAACTCCGCAAGGTCGGCTTCCGTCGGCTCGCCGCGGTCTGGATACGCATTGAGCCACGCCGCGGTTGCCTCCTCGCGGTTCATCACCTGATCGCTCGTCGCCGCCGGCCGGAAGTCGACGAGCTTGCCGCCCGCGGTCTTCGCGGTGGTGCGGTCGATGTTGCGGAGGTCTCCCGGCCCCTGCGCGAACAACTCCGTCACCGGGGTCTGCGCCCCGCTCTTCGTGGCCGTCGCGGTGCGGGTTCCGAACTCGGCGTTCGTGAGCCACGCCGCCGGGTAGACGTGCCCGCCCACCGTGACGGCGTTGAGGTCGAACACCGTCCGCAGCGCGGCGTCGACCTGCTCCTGCGTCGTCCCGTTCGCCGGCAACGCGCGCATAGCGGCGTCGACGATGGACGCCGTTCGCTCGGTGATGTGATTGTCGGCGCCCCGGAACTTGTCGACTCCGAGGGGGCTTTGCAGCACGCCCCGCTGCGACAGCCGCGCGAGCACCGCCTGCCGCACGTCTTCGCGGCTCGGCGCCTTCGTCGCGTCTGCCGTGCTCTTCTCGCGCGACTTCGTGTACGCGCTCACCAGCCCGCGCAACGTGTCGGTGCCGACCCCGATCTTCGTGTAGTACGACACCAGCTCGTCGGGGGTCTTGAACCGGGTCAACGACGATTCGGTCTCGGCGGCGGCCATGACGAGCCCGCGCTGCGTGTCGACGCTCGCGCCCCCGCGCAGCTTCCACAACGCGAACGTCGGCGCGTTCGCCCCGAGACCCTCGGCCAACTCGCGCGGCAACGCCTCACCGGGGTGAAGCTGCGACCATTCCTGCGCTGCCGCCAACCCAGTGTTGTCGCTGCGCTGCCGCTCCTCGCGGCGCACCGTCTCGAAGTGCAGGAAACGGCGCTCGGCCTCGTCGGCGATCTCCGTCGTGATGGCGCCCTGTTCGGCCAACGCGCGCAGCTTCGCCAGCCGCCCGGTGAGGCTGCCCGCCTCGGCCGAGAGCCACGACGCAACCCGCTGTCCCTGCTCTTTCACGCCGGCGGTTCGGATCGTCCCCGCGATCTTGGCACGCGCCGCCGGGGCGAGGTCGCCGCCGTGTTGCCCGAGGAAGTCGGCCGCGCGGAGCGCCTGCCCTTCCCCGGCGAGCTGGTCGACGATCGCGCCGTACAGGCTTTCGCGTGCCTTGCCGACCACCTGCTCGGTCTGCTCCGGGGACATGCCGCGGAGCTGCGCCAGCGTGCGCAGCTCGCGGAACGCCCCGTCGCGGGTCGTCTCGAAGTAACTTGCCGAGGCCGCGGCGACCTCGCCGGGCCGAACGGGCTGCTTCGGCTCTTGCCCGTCAGTGCGCGGCACCCGCAAGTCGCCCGGGGCGAAGAACGCTTCGTGGGCTTCCTGCAACAGCGACGTGGCGCGGGCTTCGGTCTGCCCGATCTCGTACACGCGCACCTGATCGGCGTAGTGCCCGTCGATCGTGGCGCGGGCGGCTTGGTAGCGCGTTCGCGCAGAGCGGTTGACGTAGTCGCGCTGCGTCGGCGTGAGCGTGTCGAGCACCCGCTGCTGCGCCTGATCGAGCGCCTCCAGCGTGCTTTGCCGCTTGTCGCGGGCGTCGCGGCCGACGAGGTTGAGGTACCCGTTCGGCGACCGCAGGATCTCGCGCGTGGCGTCCGCCAGCTTGTTGTCCGCCTCGGTCGCCGTGGCTACGTCGTTCTGCCGGCTGAGCTGGTCGCCGATGTCGGCGACCGCCCCGCCGAGCCGCGCCGTCTGCTCGGCGTAGGGGTTGCGCATGGGCTCGACACCGGGGGCGTCGGCCGCCGGCCGGCCGCCGGCTTGGAGGGCGAACTCAGGAAGGGAGAGCTTCATTCGACTTCGGGGTAGCGGCGGCCGAAGGCCCACCGCTCGCCCACGCGAGCCGCGAGCCCGAGCACGGCGCCGCCGGCCGCCGCCCCTCCAACGAGATCGTTGCCCGCGCCGGCGCGCAGGTTGTGCGCCGAGACCCGAGCCAGGGCCGCCCGGTTCTGGTAGTTCGCCGCGCCCGCCCGGGCGGCGTTCGCGTCCCGGGTCGCGTTCGCGGCGATCGACATGGTGTCGATCTCCTTCGCGAGCGCGATGGACGCCTGCACCTCGGTGGCGGAACCAACCCCCGCGGTGACGCCTCGGCCGGCCATCGTGGCCGCCGCAGAGCCGGCTTCTTGCCCCGCGGCGAGGGTCCGGCGGGCGATGGCTGCCCCGCCTGCTTTCTGCGCGTCCTGGGCGGTCTGCTCGGCCCTGCGGGCGTTGATCGCGGCCATGCTCGCCTCGAACTCCATCGAGAGCGCCTGAGTCTTCGCGGCGCTCTGCGCGGAGCGCACCGCGAAGAAGTTGCCGACCATGCTGGCCAGCGCCCCCGCCCCCACCATGAGTTCGCCGAGCCCCCCGAACCCGGCGGCCGGGGCGGGCCTCGCGAGCACGCCGTTCGTGCCGGCGGGATCGAACAACGCCGGTGCCGCGGGCTGAGGCACCCGCACGTAGTCGAGGGGCTCTTGCGTCGAGCGGAACAGGTCGGCCGCGGTCATCAGCATTGGATCAGCCCCCGATCGTAGCGTCGATGGTGACGCCGATCACGGTCAGCGGCAACGGCCAGGGCTGGCGGACGAGCACCTGCCCGTCGGCCGACCACTGCCCGGGGACCGTCACCGGGAACCGCCCGGTCGTCAACGCGCTCGCGGAGGGTAGCCCCCGCGGCGCCGGGTCGGCGGACGCCGACGGCACGAGGGCCGTCGCGGACGCGCCGAGCTGGAACGTGGACGACGCCGCGACGCGCAGCCACACCCGGTTCACGTTCTTCTCCTGCCCCTGGCCCAGCCCGTCGATCTGGTAGGCGAGCGGCAGGGTTTGCAGTTCCGCGTCGATCGGGAGCCCGACCACGACCTCGGCGTAGCCCTTCGCGAGCGTGATCTCGCCGGCGGCGTTGACGACCTGCTGCGGCAGCACGACCCCGTCGGCGAGGATCGACACCGTGGCGCCCGCGAGGTGGTCGTGGCCGCCGAGCTGCCCTGCCGGGGCCGCCACGTGTCGCACGGCGGCGTCGACGTAGACCATCGACGCGAGTCCGGTCTCCAGCATCGACGCCATGCGCTCGATGCACAGTCGCTCGGTGCCGTCGATCGTCCGCCGCACGATGATGTAGAGCGCGTCTTCCACGCCCTCGGCGATCGCAAGGCACGACTCGACCGACCCGCCGTACGTCGGGTGCGCGTGCCAGCCGGCGACCTGCTGCTCGGGCACGTAGGTGAGCCCAAGCAGGTCGCCGGTGGACGACACCGCCCACACGATCTGATAGGGCGCTCGCATCACCGACAGGTCGGCGATCGTCAGACCGTCGAACAGGTGCGCGGCGCGCATGGACAGGTCCACCGCGACGAAGCCTTGAGCTTCCGCGCGGAAAGACAGCTCGCGCAGGTGCCCCCCGCGCGCAGCCTCGAACACGATGCTGTTGTTGACGACGCCCGGCCGCACGCGAGACGCCCCGACGAACGAATGGGGGCGGCTCATCAACGAGGTCGGCGTGAGCGCGACCGAGTCGGGGGAGCTGATGACGAACTCGCTCGACGTTGTCAGCGCGAGCAGCTCCCCGAGAGAGACGAGGTGCTGCACGGCGCTGTATTCCGTCGCCGCGATCTGGAACAGCAAGCGGTCATCGTCCTTCACCGGCAACGTGAAGGTGAGATCGGCCTCTGTGTTCGACCTCGTGGCCCACAGCTTTTGGTTGAGCGCGAACACGCGGCGCTGCTCGTGGTAGCACACCGCGGCGGGCTGGAGCGCCGCGGTCTCGCTGTCGTAGAGCTTCGGCGTGATGCTGAGATCGACACCGAGGTTGTCGCGGTCGACGAACGTGAACGTGCTCGCGTCGGTACTGCCGAGGAACCCGTAAAGCCCCGACTCCCACCTATAGACGCGGTACTGCACGGCGCCGGTCACGGCGTTCCACGAGACGGTGTTGTAAGCACCCTCGACAAACAGGTTGTTGGCCGCTCCCGTGGACGACGACGACAGCGACTCGGTGCCGTCCGCGGCAACCGCGGTCACCACGTAGTAGTTGTTCGCGCTGGTGCCGACCGGCGCCGAGCGGAAGGTTCCCGTCGCCGCGGCGACGATGAACAGGCTCGCCACGTTCGTCCCGTCGATGTTCACGAGCGTGCAGCGGAGCCGGTCGGTCGCCGCGTCGGTGACGATGAACGTGCCCGTCACGCTGTTCGCGCCCTGCACGACGGTGCCGGTGATCGCGTCGCCGTTGAAGAAGGGGTGCTCGTTCGTGAACCGGAGCCGCAGCGGTGTCAACCCGACGACGCTGGTGACATCGGCCGCGATGCCCGGCTGCGTTGGCGACACAGACACCCCCGTCGGCGCGTCCAGGGTCGGCGCGAACGTCCGGGTGCCGATGCGCCACCGGGTATCTTGCACGCGCCACAACTCGCGCTGGGCGTGGTTCGGATGCACCAGCGTGACGACATCGTTCGACTGCGCGTAGCGCACGTCCCACAGCTCGGTGTCGGCGAATGGGCTCGGGATCTCGTACTCGCCGGTCGCGGGCTGCTGGTGCCAGTAGCTCGTCGAGCCCGGGCCTTCCTGCGCCGCCCCGTTGATGGTCGGGTTCTGGAGGCAGTAGAAGTACGCGCCGAGGGACCCGACGAGGTCGCCTGGGGTGTAGGCGTAGTTCGTGCGGAAGGTCGCCCCGGTGCCGGTGTCCGTGAGGTCGATCGCGGTCCCCGCGATCGCGTCGGCGGCCGTCAATGCGACCTTCAACGTCGTCGCCCCCGTGGAGATCGCGTAGTAGATCGGGTTCATTGCGGACAGCGGCGCCGGCAGCGCCGAGCCCGAGTCGATCGTGAACCGGATCGGGTCTCCCGTGGTGAACCCGTGCGAAGCTCCGAAGGTGATCGTCTCCGACCCGGTATTGACGCCCGCGGGCGTGAACGTGATCGAGCCCTTGTACGTCGCCGGGGTGCCACCATCGGTGACCATGCGCATTGTCCCGTTGGAGACGAACCGGATGAAGCCATCGCTTCCGTCGGCGGCGAGCACGATGCCGGTCGTCTGCGTCGTCGAGAACTGGAACGGGAGGAACCGCGCCGTCACCGAGGGGTCGAGTTCCGCGACGAAGACGAACCCCGGCCGGTTGCGCGCGGGCCCGTGGGGCAGCGTGATGAAGTTCCGAGCGCGGGCTAGGCCGGTCTGGAATCGAACGTCGTCGATCCGGCCGAACAGCTCGGGGGACACCTCGCCGCCAGCGAACGAGCGCGAGTAACTGCGCATGTCATCGGTCCCACGGTTGCCAGTTGAGCCGTGCGGGGGCCTGCTGTCGGTTCGCGTCCTGGCCCGCCGCGGTCGTGGCGTCCTCGCGGGCGAGCGCGCCGAGCTTGGCCGCCGCGGCGACACCGGCCTCGCCCTTCACGAGCGTGCCGATGAGCAGCGACGCCAGCTCGCGCGCCACCGCGCGCCGGTAGTTCGACGGCGTCTGCACGCCGTCGATCCGGCAGTTGTAGCGGAGCACTGCGTCGTCGACGTTCGTGTAGAGCACGAGGTATCCGTCGCCGTTGCGCTCGATGGAGAACGGTTGATCCTGCGCCGACCGCGCGACCTGCGACGCCTCGGCTTGCGCCGTCGGCGATCGCCACACGGGAACCAGCTCGGTCGGCACGCTCACGCTGGCGGCACTGCTGCCGGCGTAGGTGAGCGACAGCGGCGCGAGCATGTTCTTCGGCAGCGCGTAGCAGAACGCCCAGTCATCGCGGTCGTTCGTCACCTGCTCCAGCTCGGCGAACCGCGTGGCGAAGGCGAACGAATGCCCTTCGAGCACGCGGTTGCGCGCCTCGGGGTAGAACCGCGCGCAGAGCTGCGCCTGCGTCGACTGGTCCTGCGTCGGGTCAACCGAGAAGATGCTCGGCTCCCCGACCATCGTGAGCGCGAGGTTGCAGATGCTCAGGGCCGACTCGTCGACCCCTTGCGACACCGCGGCGTCGACCAGCGCGGCAAGGGCGTTGCCGGCGAGGATGCCGTTCTCGACCTCGCCGATCCCGTTGAAGTGCGCCGGGTCACCGGGCAGGGCCAAGTCGCTGTCCGACGTGTCGAACGTCGTGCCCGCGGGATCGAGCGCGGCCCAGTTGTCGATCGCGGCCTGCACGTAGCCCCCGCCCGCGGTGTCGACCGCCTGCCACGCCGTCCCAAGCCCCGCGTGGGCCGCCGGCATGTCTTCGGGGTCGCTGTAGTGCGAGAGCCCCGCCGAGTGAACCGTGCGCCGCAGCCAATGGTAGAAGGCCGCGAGCAGGGTGCCGTAGATCGTGCCCGACGAACTGAGCGTTTCCGACTCGCCTTGGAACCCGACCGCGCCGAGGAACCGCAGCGACCGCGTGCTCCCCTCGGCGGTCAGCGCCGCCGGGGCGGCGACGGTGAGGAGCCGCTCGAACCGGGCCGCGAGGTTATCGCCCGCGCCGGTGATCCAGTCGCGCAGCACGCCGACCGTGTACCAACCGAGGTCGCTCGGGGCGCCACCGTGCAGCGTCGACCGCTCCAACGAACTCGCGTCGTTGGCGAGGTGGACGACGTTCACGCGCCGACCGATCAGCGTCGCGAGCCGCCACGCGGTCATCACCATATGACCGAAGCGCGGGGCAGGGACCGCGGCGGCGCCGCTGCCGCTCACGGGAACGTAGAGCGGCGAAAGCCGCCCGCGCGGTCGGCAGTAGGTGTAGCCCGTCGTTGCGATGAGCCCCGGTTGCGTGTGATTCGACGGATAGCGGAACCCGAAGCCGACCGTGCGAGCGTGCGGATTGTCTCGGTAGTGCCACACCGAGCCCTCGTACTCGGTGCCGTTGGACGGCGCCGGCGACAGGTTCTCGGTGAAGGTGATCGTCGTCGCCGTGTTGGACGCAACGGTGTAGATGCGCGCACCGATCTGCACGGTGGCGCCCACGAGAATGTCGGTGTCGAGCGCGAGCGCCGTATCGGTGAGCGAGTTCGTGCTGTAGGTGACCGTGCCGCCGGAGCCCGTGACGCCGTAGCCCTCGACGCCCTCGTTGAACGTGAAGTCGAGGAACAGGGCCGCGTCTGCGTAGCCCGTGATCGACGCCGGGAAGCTGCGGTTCGGCACCGAGGGTGCGCCGCTCGGGTAGACGCCGAACGCCTCGGGCATGTAGGGCGTGAGCACGCGGACGTTGGACCACGACAGCCCACGGCCGTCGGTCCAATGCACGTAGGCCCCGACCTTGGGCGTGATCGTGGCACCGGCGATCGCGGTGCCGAACGTGACCGCGGAGCCGCCGAGGTCGGTGGCGATCTGGAAGTTGTTCGCCGTGCGGTTGATGACGTAGTACGTCGTGCCCGCGGTGACACCGGCGCCGAGCGGGGCGCCGGAGAAGACGACCCGGTCGCCGTTCTTGTAGGCGTGGCCGACGTAGCCGACGACGTTGCTCGCGTCGAAGGTGAACCCGCCCGTGTTCGCGACCGGGATCGACGGGGACACGGTCCACGTCACCGTGAGCGCGCTCGCGGTGTTCGCGGTGACGGTGCCGACGCCGACGTGCGCCGGGCAGTCGGCCTGCCCGTAGGTCGGGCGGATGAGTCGCAGCTCCATCCCGACCAGCGTGCTCGCGGTGAGCGCGTCGGAGACGTTCACCGTCGAGCCGGAAATGCTCGTCACGGTGAGGTCGAGCCCGTTCTGCGTCAGCGCGAACTGCGGGGCATAGGGAATCGCGTCGCTCAACAGCCCTTTCGGGTTGCCGTTGGACTGGCCCCACGAAGCAATGGCGTACTCACCACTGCCCGGGAGCCGCGACGCGAAGGCGAGCGTCATCCGAGCAGGTCGCGGCCGTCATCGACCGCCGTGGTGACAGCGGGGATCGGAGCCGCCGGCATCGACGGCGGCAGCGGGACGAGGTCCGGCGGCAACGCGCCAGACGGGAGCTGCTCGACGCGGCCCTTCACCGGGGTCGGCGTGAGGTGCGGCTCGACGGGCTCCGAGGTGGGCGCCCGCTTCAACGCCTCCAATCGCTGCCGCACGTCGCTCGGCATGTTGCTCGGTGCGGGCGCCTGAGGCACGAGGCCCTCGGCGTCCGCGGGCATCGGCGCGATGTGCTTGTGCATCGGGCCGACGTAGTCGAAGACCTGCCCAGCAGTCCGCCGGCAGTGTTGCGGGTCGTAGTGGTCGTTGAGTGCGCGAACGAGCATAGGTCAGGTCTCCGAGGTCATCCGGTCCAGCCGACCGGGTAGGAAGTCATCGGCATGTTGGTCTGCGTGTCGAGCGCGAAGTACGCCGCGAGCGACCCCGCCGTGAAAAGCGGGGCCCCTCCCAAGATCGTCGTCTCGGTCGCGATCACCGCGAGCCCCATGTATGCCCGCCCGTTCGACGCAAGACTGGGCATCTTCGGAACGACCAGCTCGAAGCTGTCGCCCGCGACGACCCCGATGGCGGGCAGCAGCGGTGCGGTCGACGCCAGCACGACAGGGAGCGATGCGAGGTCCGCGGACGCCGCGGCCACCACGGCGAACGAGAACACCAGCCCCGGGTCCGCGGAGGTGAACGTCGACAGGACATCGAACCGGGCGATCAGGGGGTACCCCTGGCCCTTGTCGACGGCGCGTAGCCCTGCCAGCTCGACGACGTTCGGGTCCAACGGCGTGGGCAGGCCGCAAGGCAGGATCTCGAAGCCGGTGTACAGCACCCCCGTCATGTCGATCGGGTCGCCGATTCGGAGGAAAGCGTCGCGGATCATCAGACGCTCCAGCCGCTCGGGTACGTCGCTGGGAGGACCGGGTACGCCCCGCCGATGACGGGCATCGCGGACACCGCCATGGCGGGCGTCGTCAGCTTGCCGCCGACGATGTAGCGCGCACCGAGGTAGCGGTTCGGGATGAGCACCTCGTTGCTCAGGTTGGCGTCCACCTTGACGAGCGCCTTGCCCGCGGTGAGCAGGGTGTCGTAGACCTGCCAGTAGTACGGCTGCGTGCCGGTGTCGGTGATGTCCACCGCGATGCCGGCCGCCGCGTCCTGCGGCGTCAATGCGAGCTTGAACGTCGAGGTCGATGCGACGATCGCGTAGTAGACCTGACCGGCCACCAGCGTCGGCGTCGCCGCCGGCAGCACGCCGGGGCCGCTCACACTGAGCACGATCGGCATGCCCGTCTCCAGACCATGCGCCGTGGTCGTCAGGATGTCGGTCGCAGCCGTCGCCGCCGTGCGACGCGGCATGCGCAGCGGCACCGGGCCGCTGGTGCCGATCACCTGCAACGGGCGGTTCGTCTCGGCGAGCGTGCTCAGGTCGCCGACGACGATCTGGCACTCGACGGTGGGGTGAACCGTGAGCGAAATGCTCGTGCCGTCCGACGTGAACAGGGCATCGGCGACGCCCGACTTCGCGACCGCGAGCGTCCTCGAGATCTGGAAGGTGTTCGCCGTCGGGTTCGTCACGAAGTAGATGCGGCCGAACTCCAACCCGGTCGGCGCCGTGGTGCCGTCGAGGGTGACCATGTCACCGACGAGGAGCCCGTGCGCATTGAGGGTGAAGAGGTCCGTCGCGTTCGTGGCGGAGAAGCCCGCCGTTTGCTTGTCGTACGCGGCGGTCGGCGTCACGTCGACCGTGAACACCATGCCGAAGGGGTAGCCCGGCGCGATGTCCTTGCGCGCGAGCAGGTCGATCACGTTCGTCGACACGGCAGACGCGGTGAGCGTCTGCGCGGCCGAGAGCTTGTTGAATACGTCGCCCAACATTGTGTTGTCTCCTGGTGGTTCCTTGAAGGAGCCCGCCCCGGGTCGCCCCGGAGCCGGCGGGTCAGACGATCGCCGCCTCGGTGTTGAGGATGCGGTCGACGCACCGGATCGGCACGCCGAGGAAGTCGAGCCAGCGGTACGGGCGGCCGAACTGCGTCAGCCCCTCGCGGATCGTGACGACGTTCTGCGACTTGTCGTACGCGATCTTCGACAGCGCCGAGTGCGCCGTGCGGTTCATGTAGAACGCGCGATTGCCGCTGTCGTCCGGCAGCTTGTAGAGCGCGTCGGCCATGAGGTACGGCAGCGACGTGGCCGCGGTGACGGCTTGCGTGCCGGTGCGAGCGCGCAGGTCGGACACGTCGATGTTGCCGATGCGCGCCGCGCTGCGGTAGTCGCGCTGCACGAGGCCGCAGTTCCAGATGTACTGCGAGACGAGCGCCGCCATGCGGCTGCCGTCCGAGAACTGGATGATCTGCCGGCCGTGGTCGATCGACTGCAACCCGGCGGGCGAGCCCTTGCGGTAGACGCCGAACAGGTTGTCGCCCCACTGGGCGAGATACACCGAGGTGTTGTCGCTGCCCGAGCCGCCGGCGTTGATGACCTGCGGGTGCGCGAGCGTCGACATGCGCGTGGCGAAGCCGTTGAACTCCTTCGACGACGAGCGGACGTTGCCGTAGAGCAGCAGGTCGGTGAGCTTCTGCTCCAGCGACATGATGAACGCCTTGTCCTCCAGGGCGCGGAATGCGGCCTTGTTGCCGTTCAGCTCGGCCTCGGCCTCGTCGATCTCGGCCCACGCCTCGATGATCGACATGCCCTCAGTCTGCTGCGCGACGGCGCTCTTCGACGGCGTCACGCCCTCGTTGAAGTCACGGAGCGACGCGGTCGGCAGGGCCGTGCGAACGCTGAACTGGTGGCCGGTCGGCAAGTTGCCTTCCTGCCACAACTGATCCATGAGGATCTCGTTGCGCTGCGCGAGCAGCTCGACGACGGGCGCAACGCGCCCGTTCGGGTCCATCATCTTCGCCAAGTCGGCGAGGGTGAGGCGGGTAGTCGAAAGGACAGTCATCGGTGCTTTCTCTCAGGTGGTGGTCACTGCTTCCCGTAGCTCGCCGCGAGGCGCGCCAGCGGGTCGCTCGAACTGACCGGCGAAGGACTGCCGCCGACGACGTTCTTCGGGTCGGGCGTCAGGCGCCTGCCGATCTCGGCCAGCCATTGCACAACGGCCTTGTGCCGGCCGAGGCCCGTGCCGCCATCGGCGGCCGAGCCGAGCAGTTGACGCAGTTCGGGCGAGCCGAGCGCGAGCGCCTTTTCGGCGAGCGCGAGCGACTCCGGGAGCTTGCTGCCGCCAACCGTTGCGTCGGCTTGCAGCTCGGTCTCCCACCCGTCGACCATCGCCTTGATGTTCGCCTGCGTCTGCGCTCGCAGCGCGGGCGACACCTTGTCGACGATCTTCTGCGCGGCATCTTGCGTCAGGTCCAGCTCGCGGAAGACATCGGACATCGCCGAAGCGACGCCGTCGCCCACCGTCAAGCCCTCCTCGGAGGGCTTGTAGGTGTACGACTCCGGGGCGTTCCGCTTCCGCGGAGCCTCCTCGCCGGTGCCTTCGTTCGCCTTCGCCGGCTCGGGCGGCGTCGTCGCCGCCGGAGTCGGTTCCTTGCCCGTCGCCGTCTGCTGTTGCGGCCCCGGGTTTCCCACGTCGGTCGTAGCGGCTGGCGTGTTCGGGGTCGCGGGGGTTGCGGGCGTGGTCATGCGTCAACTTCTCCGTTCGGGTCGCCTCGCCCGCGCTCGGAATCGAGTCGCGCGGCGCGCTCCCTCACCATCGTCTCCCAAAGCTCCGGGCACGCTTCGAGCACCTCGTTCAACAGCCGCAGCCCGTTGTTGCGCGCGCCTTCGTTGAAGGCAGACACGCGATCGGAAGCGGGGTCGAACGTCGCTCGGAACACGCCGGCGCGCTCGATCTGTTGCATGACGAACCAGCGACCCAGTTCGCCGCTCAACAGCCGGCGCAGTCGATCGCGCTCGACGGCCATCACCCGTTGCACGGCCTGCCGCTCGGTGGCGGTCTGGCGCGCGGTCGCGGCGAGGTCGGTCGGGTCGATCAACACGCCCGCACGCTAGGCACGCTCCGGCGAGTCATGTACCCGCCCGCGTCAGAATCCGATGGCGAGCCAGGGCGCGAGCGTCGTGGCGCCCTCGATCGTGAACGTCACCGCGCTGCCGAGAATGAGGCTCGGGCGCTGCGCTACCGAGGCTTGCCAGCCGACTTGTAGGTCATCGGCGACGGACTGCGCGCGCACGATGCCGGCGGTGGTCGCCGAGTTGCCGATGACCAGCCACACGTCTTCCCCGGCGCTGATCGTCTGGCCCGACGAGACCGGGATCGTGAGGGTCTTCTGGCCCGTGCTGTTGATGATCGCCGACACGTCGAGGTAGCCGACGACGGTGAGGCTCGGGTTCGTGCCGACGCTGATCGACCCCTTGGCGATCGCGGCTTCCGCCCAGGTGATCGTCGCCGCCGCGGTGGTCATGCGGAGCCGCGCCTGCACCTGCGATAGCGCGCGGGGCGCCTTGCCCATGTACCGCGCGAAGATCGTTCCGCTGGTGAGCGTTTTCGTGCTCGTCAGGTTCGCCGTGGAAAAGCCCGGGGCCACGTTCCACGCCGGCACCGGGGCCATGGTCACGACGGCGCACTGCCGATTGCCGTTCGCGTCGAACTTGATCCACCCCTCGGTGTCGCTGTAGTGCAGCGACTCGTTCGGGCCGAGGGTCATCGACACCATTTCCCGGTAACTCCCCGAGTTGACCTTGCGCACTACCACGTCGTTGAACGACCCGACGGCATCCGCCGTGTTCTTGATCGTGCAGCCCTTGAGCTGCCGCGCGGTGCTCGCACCGGGGGCCGCGACGAGCGTGGTGGTCGTCGCGGAGGAGATCGCGCCGTCGCCGCTGCCGGCGGCGACGCCCGAGGTGGTCAGGTCGACCCACGACGCCGTGTAGTCGAGCCCGACTGCGGTGCTGGTGACGAGGTCGATCGACTCGTCGACGGTGGACAGGAGAAGCATTCAGAACCTCAACGACTGCTCGACGCGGACCTTCGCGAGATCGACGCCACCGCCGCCGCCGAGCGACGCCGCGTCGACGAAATCCAGCACGTCTTGCAGCGTGCCCGTTGCCCCGAGCAGGTTCCCGGCCCACGCCGCGGACTCGGGTACGATGTCGGCAGCGAGGTGCCCGTGAACGGCGTCGGCCTTGCCGGCCGCCACCGCGCCGACCGCCTCGACCGCGGCCTCGATCACGGCCGACTGCCCGCGAAGGCGTTTGATATCCTTCGCGTTGGCCGCGAGCGACCTGCCTACGTCGCGGTCGATCATGCGTGCTTCGCGGCGGTCCCGGCGAACCCGTGCTTCTTGACGCTCATCAGCCGCGACACCGCGGCGCCGGCGGCGCCGGTACCGGCGCCGATCTCGTAGACCTCGGTGCGCGTCGGCAGGGTCGCGATCTCGTGCGTGGCCTTCGCCACCGAGTCGGCTACGGCCGCGATCTGCGCGCCGGCCTTCGCGTTGATCTGCGACACGGCCTCCGCCAGCGTGTGGACAGCCGTGGCGGTCGCCTGCACGGTGCCGTCGATGTGGCCCGCGGTCGCCTGCAACGCGGCGAGCTTCTCCGGCGGGATGATCGGCGCCAGGGCGTCGATCAGCGCCGCGGCCGTCGAGCCGACGGCGGCGATCGCCGCCGTGGTCTGCTCCGGCGTGGCGCAGGCCGCCATCGTGAACATGATGACGGCGAACAGGAACAGGAGCGCGGTGGTCTTCATCGGGCGGTGTCTCGTAACACCGAGATCAGCTTGTCTTCCCGCTGCGCGCTCTCGGTGCGTTGCTCGCGTAGCAGGGTCGTCGTGGTCTCGTGGAAGCTGTCCGCCTGCGCCTTCGCGCTGTCGGCGAACGTCCGCGCGATGCGCTCGTTGCTGGCACTGACGTGCCGGAGAACCCACACCATGAGGCCCGCGACGAGCGCCGCGGCGCCGCCGCCGGCGATGAGCTTCGCCCATCCGTCCTCGACGATCTCGGCGGCGAGCACCGCCGAACTGACGGGGGCGCAGACGTAGAGCAGAGCGTGCAGCAGGGCGGTCGATCCCGTGGTCATCAGTAGGCTTGCGCGGCGGGGTGCTCGTAGCCGGAGAACAGCGACATGACATCGGACAGCGCGTTGTTGCTGCTGCCCGGGGCCGCTGCCGCGACGTTCTTCACCGTGGTCGATGTCTGCTGCGCGAGCGCGGCTTGCGCCTGCGCTTGCTGCGCCGCGATCTTCGCTTGCCGCAGGTCGTCGCGCTTGCGCGGATCGCGCGAGATCCTCGGCGTAATCCCGAGCATGCTGCTGATCTCCTGCCACAGCCCGTCAGGGTCGATGTTGTCGACGATGTCGGGCGCGAACTGCGCCGCGGCGCCGGCGGTGGCGAGGCCGCGCTCGATCGCGGACAGGCCCACCGCGCGCTGTGCTTGCGCGAGCGTGCTGGTGAACTCCAGCGTCAGGTTGAGGGCTTCCAGCTCCGGCGGTGGCGGCGGCAGCGCGCCGGCGTCGCGCAGAGCGCGGTACGTGCGCTTGACCAGTGGCGCGAGCAACTCGTTGTGCAGCCGCTCCAGCACCGGGCCAAGCTGGATCAGCTTCTCCTCGTGGCGCTCGGCGACCTCGGTGGCCGTCATGCGCTTATCGGTCTGCGCGAGCATCAAGAACAGGTCGGCGAAGAACGCGCCGCGGATGCGCTCGCGAACGTCCTGGATATCGAGCAGCAGATGGTTGAGGTCGAGCCGGACCTCGAACGCCGAGCGGATCGCGTTCGGCATCGTGCCGTCGTAGAAGACGATCCCGCCGGGCGTCCACCGCGATTCCTGCCCCTTCATCGTCGTCGGGGCCAGCATCGGCGGCATGGTCTGGAAGTCGATGCATTGCGCCTTGCGGAGCTGCTGGTGCTGGAGCTGCTTGATGTCTCCGAGGGCTTCCATGCCCGGGCTGTTGCCGTAGACATCGCCTGCCGTGAGGCCCCACCGTGGGGCGAGCACGGGGAACTCCTCGAAGCCCGACTCGTGCAGGATGGTCTCGTAGCCGGTGTCGAACTCGTAGTACACCGAGGCCCACGGCATGCTCAGGTTGTCGGTGGCGCCCGGCGTGCGATCGCGCCGGGGCTCGATGACGTGCCGCACCTTGATGAGCTGTTGCAGCTCGCCGTTGCGGTGGTAGTCGCGCACCCGTTGCGAGACGCGGTCGATCCCGAACTCGTCGACCATTTCCGCGACGGTCTTCGCAAAGGTCCGATAGCAAACGTTGACGTTGCCCTTCGAGTCGCTGGCGAGCCGGTACTCGCCGACCGTGAACGGTTGCAGGTGGATCACGTTCTCGGCGTCGAGCGTGAACAAGCACGCCGCGGTGCCGTACGCGAACAGCTCTTCGTACATGCCGTGCAGCACGCGGTAGACGTTCGACTTCGAGAGCGTTTGCAAGACGATCTCGGTCACCTCGTCGAGCCACCGGGTGATCGAGTAGCGGCGGTTCGCGTCCGGGTTGTTCGTCAGGAACCGGACCCAAGCACGAGCTGGCGACGATGCGCCCGACATCATGCCGGCGCCGCCGATGCGCACCGCACGCATGCCGGTGTTGTCGTGGATCTGGTTGTGCTTCCGCGCCCCGTCGTTGCGGCCCGTCGGCAGGAACAGCCCCGCGCGGGGCATGAGGAAGGCGTTCAGCTCGCGGTAGTGCGACTGCCACGAGGCGTAATCGGAGTCGAGCGCCTTCGCCCGGATCTCCCACATGCGGATGCGATCGGCCGGGTTCATTGGCCGAGGAGCTGGTTCGCGCCACCGAAGATGGTGGACTGCGGCTTGAGCTTCGCCGCGTCGGCGAGCAAGCCCGCGATGTTCGGCGCCTTCTGCGTGACGCGGGCGTTCGCCTCGCGTGCCGTGCGGTCGGCCTTGAGCGCGTTCTGTTCGGCGGCCGTCTGCGCGGTGCGCTGCATCTGCCGCGCCTTCCGCTGCGCGGCGTCCTGCTGCACTGACGCAGCGATGCCCGAGCCCGCGGAAATGATCGCCGCCGTTGCGAGCGCAGCCTTAGCCATGGTCCAACCTCTTCGTGTAGACGACTTCGAGTTCCAGCATTCGCCGCCGGTGAAGGATGTGCTCGAAGTGTGTGCCCCGCTTCGCGTGCCACTGCACGACGGTCGCACCGGCGGCCAGGGCCGCGGCTTCGAGTCCATCCATGAGCCGCGAGCCCGTGCCGCCCCGCCGGTAGTCGGCATGCACGAAGATCGCGCACGCGCTCGCCACCACGTCGTCGGAGTAGGGGTGCGGCGTCACCGTGCCGAGCGCGTAGCCCACCAGCCGGTCGCCGTCGAGCCGCAGGTCGAACGCGCCGAACGCGAGCAGCACGCCGGCCTTCTCCATCGCTCGGAACAGGTCCGCGCGAACGTGCAACGGCTGCTCGATGCCGGTCCGCGTGTCCCGGTAGTGCGACCGGAACAGGGCGTCGCCCTGCGCGAGCAGCTCCTCGACGGTGACGCGGCGGATCATCGACCGGGCACCCTACGGCGGTGCCCGGCGAGTCATGTACCCGGCCGTCCGCCTCCGGCACGGGCGCGACGGGCATTTACGGGCACTGCCCTTGTTTGCCCGTCGCCGGTTTACCCTCGCGACCGATGCCTTCGGCGCCGCAACCACTTACGCGCGTCAACAAGTAGCACACCGGCGTGCTACTGCCGCGGCGCTCCTGGCCCGACCTACCCGAGCGCCGAGTACGGGTCGTAGCCGGCGCTGGCGTCCGGCGGCGGGTCCGGCGCCCGGGTGACGTGCGGGAACCCCGCCGGCAGCTCGATGGGCTTGCGGCGCTTCGGTGTCGCGAGCAGCGCGAGGATCGCCGCGGTGCCGTAGTCCGGCGACCGCCCGATCGTCTTGATGATGTCGTCGCGGCTTTGCACCTTGATGACCTGCCCTGGCAGCGACCACTTCGGCGCCGTGAGGTCGGCGAGCAACCGCTGATGCGGCGGCAGTGCGATGCCCGTGTTCCGGTTCGGGTCGAGGGCTTCGCGCATGCGCCACCAGAGCAGCGACCGCAGGTTGATGAAGCGCATGCGCCCCGTCAGGTCGGTCGAGTTCGGCACGAGGTCGCCGAAGTTGACGCCGATGACGTGCATGTGCAGGCCCATCAGGAAGCCGTAGGCGAGCGCCCCAACGCCGAACAGGTCGAGGTGGATCACGGCCTCGTCGCGCAGTGCGGCAACGATCAACGAACCACTCTTCGCGCCGTCCGGCACCTCGGTGCCCTTGTGCGCGATCGGCTCGCCGAACCACCAGCCGTGCCGCGCAACGATGACGTGCTCATCGTCGCCGCCCATGGCGATGTCGGCGCCTAGGCTGTCCATCGGCGGCAGCTTCGCGGGCTTGTTCCACCGGGCCATCGCGGCCTCAACCCACGCCGTCGGGATGACCTGGAAAGCGTCATCCTTGAGCCCAGCGCGGAAGTCGCCGAGCAGCATTTGCGAGCGCAGCGGCTCGGGCAGCGCCTGCAACGTGCGCATGTAGCCCGTCCCCGACAAGAACGGGTTGTCGGTGACGCGGCTTGGAATGAAGGTTCGGGACTGCGGCCGGATGATGTCCTCCGGCCGGTGCTCGTCCTCGTCGAACTCGTAGACACGCGAACGCCGAGCGTCGTCTCCGTCACCGGCGAGCACGAACGGCCGCGCGTCGGGCACCTCGATGTCGACGCCGCCGACCGTCGCGAACCAACGCAGCTCGCCGGGCGTCGCCGGCCGCGGGTGCTTCGGGTCGAGCCACGGCGCGAAGAACGCGATGATCCATCGGCCTTCGGGCGTGTCCGGCGGATTGAAGGTCATCACGACGCGAACCCGCTGCTCGGGGTCTACGCTGCGGGCCCACGCGAACAGGAACCGCACCTGCGCCTCGCGCATGTTCGACGCCTCGTCGAACGCGAGCAAGTCATGCGGGCGCCCGCGAAACTTCTGCTCGTCGCCGAGGTCCGGGAACGCGCCGAGTTCGATCTCACACGCGACCCCGTCGGGGCGGGTGAACGCGAACAGACCGTCGCGGCCGTTGTAGGCCGCGGGCTCGCCGGTGAGCCCTTCGAGGTGGCTCCCCTCGCCGATCAACTCGCGCAGCCGGCCGCGGATGCCAACCAGCTCGGTGCCGGTCTCGCGGAAGATTATGCTACGCTGGTGTCGCGTCACCGCGAGGCCGCAGACGAAGTCGCTCTTGCCGCCGCCGCCGGCGCCGCCGAACCCCACCACGTCGGCCTCACTCTCGACGGCGAGCGTCTGCGGGCCCGGCAGCGGGCGCCACAGTTCGGGGTCGTTGTCGACGATCTCGTCGAGCGCGGCGAGCTGCTCGGGCGACAGGTCGCGGATCAAGTCCCGGGGGTCAGGCATGCGGCAGATGGTAGCCGCTCGTGCGGCACGATCTCGCCCGTCCGCACGTCCACCACCGCGGTGCCGAATGCGTCGAGGGCTATTCGATGCCGCTCGACGAGGGGCAACGGCGTGCGCGGCTCGTAGCGGTAGACGCCTGGGCCGTAACGCTCCACGTACGGCATCGAGTTCAGCAGCTCGTTCGGCCGCTTGACGAGGGCAAGCACCACGTCAAGTCGCGGCTTGCCATCGCGAAACCACAGCCGGACCCGCGCCCGCTGTGCCGCCCTGCGCTTGTGCCGCCGGTGTCGCCGGCGCCGGTTGGCGCGCGTGCTCATGGCCGCCGCAGCTCCCGCAGTCGCAGGATCTCGCGCGCCTGCTCGCGCAGCTTACGCACGGCCATCTGGCACGGGCCCTCGTCGGGGAGCGGGTCGCCGAACTCGGCGCGCAGCACCCTGTCCAGCGCGTCGACCTGATCCTGCGAGCGCCGGTGCCCCTCCGCTCGGGTGCTCGCCAACTTGGCGGCCTCGGCCTGCCGGTCCAACAGCCACAGGATCCTGTAGGCCATGCACGCGGACCGCAGCGTGCTGTCGGGGTGCGACGCGACCCGCACCAGCTCGTCACGGCCGAAGAACGGGAGCTCGTCGAAGTCGGAAATCGCGGAGCCTGCGGGGGTGTCCATGGGACTCCGCAGTCTACTCGCCGTCCCCGTCCCGTTTCCACCCCCCGGCATGCATGATCGCCGCGACGCGCGCCGCGCGCTCGGTGTCGCTCATCTTGCGCTTGCCCACCGTCAGGTCGACCACGTCGGTCTCCTTGCCACACAACCGCTCGATCAGCAACCGCGCCGCGGCGACATCGCCAGCGGCAGCCGAGCGCAGGATGCCGAGGTAGACGCGCGAAAGCGCCTCTTCCACCGGCTCGCCGTTTTCCGCCGCGAACTTCGCGACGATCGACCGGAAGTCGAACCCCGGCGTACGCCCGCCGAGCGTGTGCCCCGGCAGATAGTGCCCGCGCTCGTTGCGTTGTCGTGGGAGACCGTCGAGCAGCTCGTCGAGCAAGGCTTGGTCGTCTCGGCTCCGGGTGCGGTCAGTGTGTCGTCCACTAGCCATGATGCGATGCTACCCCCGTGCGGCGTCGATACTGGCAGATCGACTTCAGGCCGTCGATGCCCACCGCGATGCCGCGCCCCGCGAACAACTCGACGAGCTGCGCATACGTCAGGCCCCGGTGCTCGCGCAGGTCGCGCAGCTCGCACACCTGCGCATCGGTGAGCACCGCGCGCGGGTGATTCTCGCCGCGACGATGCCCGGGAGCGTCACGCATCGCGGCGAACATACTCCCCGCAGCGCAGCGCGGCCGGCGGGAACGTCCATCCGCCCGGCACGATGCCCTGGCGCCCGTCGGGCGTCACGGCGCCGCCAGCCTCACCGGCTGGCAGCTCGCGGTGTCGGCAGCCGACGCAATCTAGCCGCGTCAGGTCGACGGCGCCGTTGATGTGGGGGTCCACGCCGCGAGCGTACCCCCGGCCGGCCGGCGGTCAACACCCGTTCAGGCCGTGCAGGTGGTCGGCTGTCACGGCCAGCGCCCGCGCGATAGCGCCGAGGAGCAGGCTGGCTGGCTCCTGCTCGCCGCGCTCGATGCGCGCGATCGTGTTCGGCGTGACGGAGCACGCGAGGCCGAGGGCGGCCTGGGTCATCTCGGCGGCCTCACGGGCGGCGCGGATGCGGGCGCCGAGGGTGGCGAGCCGGCCGGGCTTCTCGATGTCGTCACAGCTCACGAGCGCACCTCCGTGACCGCATCGAGCGATGCCGATGCATGCCGCAGGATACGGTCGAGAGCTGAGGACGTGATGAGCCCATCCGAGTGGGCTCGGCAGGCTTCGGCCAGCAGCACCTGCCAGTCGGGCGGGAGGCGGTGCCCACGGGATTGCAGTCTCGCCGCCCTGCGGAAGACCCGGTCGGCCTCCTGCTGGAGCGCTTCGCTCCAGCGGACCATCGCTGCGTTGGTGGCGGTCACGAGGTCGCTCACGACCGCACCGCCCTGGCCCAGTCGCCCTCGGACTCCAGCAGCGCCTCGGCGCACGCCGGAGCGCACCGCAGCCGCTCGGCGCCGTTCGCCGGGTAGCTGCCGCTGTTGCCCGCCGCCGCGTGCGAGTCGCGGAGCCACTCGGGCATCCACTCGACGACCACGGCGTCATCGCCAGCGGGCTCCGAGCATGGGGCGCCCAGCGCCTCGCCGCACTGGCAGATCGCGACTCGCTGCACCGCCACCGGAAGCGCGATGCCGGCCTCGATGAGCTGCTCGCTGGTCGCCTCGTCGGCGTCGTCGTGCTCCGCGCACCACGCGGAGTAGTCCCACGGCTCCATACGACCCGCCGCCTCCACCGCAGCGGTGGCGACCACGTAGTGCGTCTGCATCGCGTCGTCGTAGTAGAGGCACCCGTCGGCGATCTGGACGGCGGCGAGGCGGGAAATGCCAGTCTGGAGGTCGGTCGCGCTCACGGCCGCACCTCCATGGCCCTGGCTGATGCTCGGGCGGACTTGGCGGAGGCCCTGGCGGCCTCGGCAGCGTCAGCGGCGGCAGCGGCCCAGTCGGCAGAGTCGACGGTGTCCGCCGCATCGGTCGAGGCCGCTGCTCTGGTAGCCGCCCGCGCTGCTCTGAGTGCTGCCCTGGTGGCCCGGTCCGCTTCCCTGGCCGCGAGGCCGGCAAACCAGACGGCGCTGGCGGCATCGCCGTCATCGACATACTCCGCGACGATGGCGGCATTGGCGTCGGCTCGGGCAGCAGCCCTGACGGCCATCCTGGCGGATGCCTCGGCGATCGGGGCTTCGGGGAATGCGTTCTTGGTCGTCATCGGTCTATCCTCGTGCTGGTGTCCCGGGTCCGCCGGGTCGGCGCCGCGAGGTCACTCGCGGCGTGCCCTACTATACGTCGGTGTCTACCGAGTGTCTACAGGAGCTTCTTGGAATCCGAAGCCCGCTGCTATACGTCCCCGTATTTACTAGGGTTACGACTGAAAGTTTTTTCTTCGGCATCGCGGGTTTCGCCGAGGCGCGCCTTCTGCGCCTTCCGCGCCTAACGACCGTAGTCGCGGCGGGCTGACTCGATCGCCGCGTCGGCCATGTAGCGGACCTCCCACCACGGGAGTATCCGCCATGTCATGCCAGCCGCATCGAAGGAGTCGCCGTCAACGACGGCGTCCAAGATGGGGTGTTTGGACGGCCCGGATGGGCGGATGACCACGGGGTACCCGCCCTCCTCGGCCATCTTGGCCACCATGGCGGCCAAGATCCCATCCTCGCACAGCAACAGCCTACCGAGGCTGTTGCCGTCGATCACACCAACTGCGCCCTCGGCGCAGAGGATCCCCCGGACGGTGCTAGCGCTCACGGCTGCACCTCCGTGACCCGGTATCTCCGGGTAGGGCCGGCGACGGCCCGGAGCTCTTCGAGGGACAGCTCCCTACCCCGCATGTCCGGGGACAGGCTGATGGGCACCTCGCAGACGAGGTCTGCGAGGGCCGCGAGGTGGAGGGGGAGGACCCCCCACACCCACACCCTACGCCCCCGGAGCATCTCCGGGTCGGCCACATGGCCGATGACGACGACGCCATCGGCGACCTCGCCACGCTCCCGGAGGAGCGCGACGAGGGCGGGGTGGCGGGTGACCACCATATCGGTGGCGGGGTAGTCGTTCGGTCGGGTCAGATTCACAGGGTCACCTTCGGGTCAGGGTCGACGCCGCGAGATCACTCGCGACGTGCAGTAGTATACGTCGGTGTCTGCCGAGTGTCCACAGAAGCTTCTGAAAATCCAAAGCCCGCTGCTATACGTCCACGTATTTACTAGGGCTACGACCGAAAGTTTTTTCTTCGGGATGGCCTTCGGCGGTCGCGGTCGTATACTGTCTCGCCGTGGGACGTTCCTGCCGGCGCCGCGAGTTCGAGCGCCGGCTTACGGTCGCCGGTCGCGATCCTCGACCGAGCCTCTTGGGCGCACCTGCCCCCGGACCGCCCGCGAGTAGATTGGACGGCTCGCGTCCCGATTCCGGGAATCGGAGTCTCACTGCGCTAGCCCCCGCTCAGCGGCATGAGGAGGCCGAAGCTCCCGTCGGCGATTGCCTTGCTCTCGATGTAGACGCCGGCGACCTGGATCGGCGGTTCCTGGTCATTCTCGTCGGCCTTTCGGACGAACGTCAGTTCAACGTGCTCGGTGCCGAGCGCCTTCGCCAACTTGGCCAGCAGATCGACGTTGAGCGACACCTTGTGCATCACTGGCATGCTGCGCACGTCCTGGATGACGGCCATCAGGTCCGGGAAGCGCATCTGCGGCGTTGGCCAGCGCATTCGGGCGCCGCCTTCGGCGGTCACGATCGCCTCGTCGGCCGTGACTGCCAGCGTCGCCTCGGAGCACCCCTTGGGCACGCTCTTCAGCGCCGTCTTGATCGCATCCTTGTGGACCACGACGGTCGATGCGGGCGAGTCCACGAGCGGGATGCTGTCGGCGTCCTCGCGTTGGGCTGCGATGGCCACAGCCATGCAGCCGTCGGTCGCGGCGATGTAGCATTTGGGGCTGTCGTTGGTCGTCAGCACGCCGACGTGCTGGGCGGCGTAGCACGTCTCTTCGGTCGACGTGCAATGGAGAGGGTTCTTGTATCGGCAGAATTTCACGGGGGTCACCTTCGGGTCAGGGTCAGGGTCGACGCCGCGAGATCACTCGCGACGTGCAGTAGTATACGTCGGTGTCTGCCGAGTGTCCACAGAAGCTTCTGAAAAGCGCACCTGCCCCCGGACCGCCCGCGAGTAGATTGGACGGCTCGCGTCCCGCTTCCGGGAATCGGAGTCTCACTTCTGAGACTGGAGTCTCACTTTTGGGAACCGGAGTCACCCGAGCAACTCCCTGAGCACGTCATCGCGGGTTTCGCCAGGGCGAGCCGTCTGCGCGGCTACGAGTAGCGCGAGAAAGTCGTCCAGGCGAACCACCGCTAGCCAGGGTGAACGATCTCGCCTCGCCGCGACCAAGGGAGCCACCTCACCCTCGCCTCGATCCTGGGCCGCCTGAGCGTCCCTAGCGGCCTGCCCGAACGCCGCCCAAACATTCAGGCTCTCGACCCGCTTGCACTCGATGTGCCATCCTGGCAATCCGATCACGTCGGCCTGATCCAGGCCCGACCGCTGCTGGCCGCGCTTCGCGGCAAATCCCCACCGGCGTAATAGCTCGGCCAGCTCGCGTTCGCCGACCTTGCCTCGTCGTTTCGCGCGGCGACCCGCCGCGCTCGCCTTCGTCACCGGGGATCTCATCGGCGGCCTCGAAATCGAAATGGGGACTGGGAACAAGTGGGGACGCTTGAAGTGGGGACACGCCCCTTAAGGGGAGCGCGTCCCCACTCAAGACAAGGGGCGAGTGGGGACACGGGGCTACCCCACTCTGTCCCCGTCCCCACTAGAGACAACGTTGTATTCATTCTCACTCCCCGAACAGTTCTTCAAGGCGTTTCCGAACCTCCGTCGGCAGCTTCGTGCTCACCAGTTCCATTGCGCGCAACCGTTGTTTGCCTACGGTCTCCCGGATAGCGCCGACCTCGATCAACCACGCCCGCGCGTCCCGCACCCGGCGCTCGGGCACCACTCCGGCAAGATGTTGCACGGCGGCGTTTCGCCCGACCCCCTCTTGCTGCGTGAGCAGGAGCGCGAGCCGGGCGGCGGCCTCGATCCGCTCGTCGGCCGCCGAGCTGCCGTCGCCGACTGGGCGGAACTCCCCGTCCTCGGTGAGCTGTTGCGCGTCCCGGTCGAACCGCAGGAACATGCCGTCGTCACCGGGCCGGGTCGCCGCCCCATGTTTGTTCTTTGTTACCCTGCATTCGACGACGTTCGGCACGTCGGGCACCGACCGCAGGGTGAGCATGACGCGCGCGGAGAACTCGATCGCCCCCGACTCCTTCGCCGCGCTCATGTCGCTGGCGTTCTCCTCGGCCTTGCGTGACTTGTAGGCGGCGCGGTTCATCTCGCTCGTGCTGAGCACCAGCATGCGGTACCGCGACGCCGCCGCCCGCACCGCCGCTACCCTCCCGGTGACGAGGCGGTTCATGGACGCATCCGGGTCTTCGTTCTCGGCGCGGACCGTCTGGATCGAGTCGAGCACAAGCACGCAGGGCGGGCGAGGGTCGTCGGGGTTCCGCGCGCGGGCCACCCGGTGGAGGTCCACCGCTGCCGCCTCGATCGACAGCCCGAAGCCGTAGACGCGCAGAGGGGCCCCAGCGAGCAGCTCCCGGGCGCGGGCCAGCGTCGCCGGTGACCGCTGCTCGCACTCGGCCCGGGACAGCCCCCGGCGCTGCAACAAGCGGGTCACCACGTCGGACGGTTCTTCGTCGACCGCGAGGATGCCCACGGTGACGCCCTGGCCGAGGTAGTGATCGAGGAGCTGCACGGCGAGCGCCGTCTTGCCCGCGTCCGGCGCCCCGACCAGGTAGACCCGCGACCCCAGCACGAGCCCGCCGCCGGTCGCCGCGTCGAGCGACGGAATGCCGGTCGGCAGATGCA